GAGGTTCAGGAGCACAAACATGGGGTCCAGGTGCTTGCCGCATAGGCCGCATTCGACCTCAGTCTCGCCTTCACGGATCAGATAGTTCGCCCGGACAACCTTGCCGCCGACCCAAGTCAGCTTGTGATCACAGCCGGAATCGCGGACGATCGTCAAGGTTCGGTCATCGGACGGCGGCGGCTTGAACTGGACGCCGATCGGCCGGACTTTGTCATCTTCAGTTTGGCTCATGATTGCCCCCCTTTTCGATCGCATAGAGCGGGATGCACCGGAAGAACGTCGATTGATCCTCGGAGTACACGATATTAGTCAGCCACGGTCCCGCACCCTCTCTCCGGTTCCAGCGCTGGGCCGGTATCCATGCCACCGGCTTCCCCATCGCCGCCTTGAGGCTGGCAAGCTCCGCCTCGGCGGTCTCTGCCCGGATGCGCAGATGTTTGATCACGCGCTTCAATGCCGCTTGGTTCGTGTCGCCGGTATCGATGTGAAGACGCTCCCGGAAGCGTCGGTCGGTTTCCAGAAGCGAGGTAATCGGATCAGTCATCGGCCTCTTTCCTTTCGAGGTAGCGGACGTCGGCCTCAGATCGCCCCCTAGCAATGTAGGGGTATGAGCCCGGCGGATCGCAGCCAAAAACCATTATCTTGCCGCAACCAGGGCAATCCTTGTGGACGTGCCCGGCAACGTCGCGGCAGTAGCCTTCGCTATCGAGGGTCAGTGAATGCAGCGGATCATAGATCACGTCCCAATCCTCAAAGGTCTCTTCGCAGTGCGGACAGGTGATCTCGCCGTCAACCTGCAAATAACGCTTATGAACGTCGGCCTCGTCATTCATCACTGGCGTCCGTCGATACGTTCACACTCCTCCCGACCGTGCAATTTGATGATCCGGACAAGTTGCTGCCGATCGCGGGCGATCTGCCGCGCCATTTCGATGATCCAGGGGAGCCGGGCTTCGTCGGCGGCGAGCAGTGGTAACCATTGGCCGTTCATGTAGGCGGCGCAAATGCCTTCCGTTCCGTCCGCATCAACCCCGACCGCCATCCATACTTGATCGATACTCAGGATTCCTGTTCCCATTGGGTGTTCCCCCCTTTTTTACAGCCAGCTTTCCACAATGACCGGATCATCTCCCGGCTCCCGGCTGATGCAGGTCAGGCCGCGCCGGATCATCTCTTTGCGCAAGGTGTCGATGTCTTCTGCCACCAACAGGTGGCCGGTCGGCTCCGAGCCTTTCGAGGTCACGCTATGACAACGAGCGGTGAAGCAATCGGGGAAGTCGCTCGGACGTTCGCAAATCGTCCAGATATCCAGGCCGGCGGCTTTCACTGTCATCGATCTTCGACCTTCTGGAAGGCAAGTTTTTCCGACTTTTTCAGTTCCGGGGCGGCCATTACTGTTTCCTCTTGCATCCGACATAGACTGTTTTGGCATCATCCGGGCGCGATGCGGCGGTGATCACCATCGTAACCCCGCAATCCCGGCATTTGACGTGCCATTGGCCGATATTCTCATGAGGCGGCGGATAAGGCAGGTCGAGGCGGCACGTCGGCTCTTGTGCCGAACCGGGCGCATAGATGATCTTGCCGTTCGGGAAAGCCGGGTTTGGCGCGACTTGCGGCGGCCGGCCGCCGTCGATCCATTCGACGTCGAAATCAGCCATTACTTGCCCTCCACTTCCTTCTCTTTCGCTTTCCCGATCGTGTCCGCCCAGGCTCCGCGAATTGCGCGGACACGCGGATCATCTGCCAAAAGTGAATATTCTTCGTCGTTCGGTTTCCGGAGGCCGCCGGGCGCATCGGACGCATACATCGCCCACTCGCCGCACCTGACGCATAACGTCACGTGTCCGTCTCCGGGCAAAGCCGGCTCTTCGTCCGGCCCCACGACGCTGCTAGCCAGTTCATGTTCGACGCCGCAGAACGGACAGACGGATTTGAACTCTGTCACGCCCTCGCCCGGCCTCATCGTCCGCTCCCCTCGGTGCGCGCGTCTCGCCCTTCCGGCCGGTCGGTATCGCGCGCAATCCGCTGCTTCATCTTGGAATATCGGTTGTTATCCCCGTCGCATAACGGGCAGGCATCAGAGCCGGTGAAATCGACCCGCTGCACGCTGTCGAAGCCGCATGCCTCGCATTCGAAATAGATAAAATCAGGCTGATCGTTCCCCGGCGTCATGTCCGCTAATCCCTTCGCTTCACGATGAACGGCGCGCGGCCGACAAAATCCATTTCCTCCCAGTTCGCCCGATAGAAGGCTTGACCGCCCGGCATGCCGTCGCGCCCGGTGCACTGGACATAGCCTTGCGCGCCGAAGGTCTTCGGTTCGGTGATCGTCATCATGCAGGCCGCGAACATCTGATTGCGGCATGTCTCCGGGTTGAGCTGCACGACGTCGCCCAGGAACAGTTCGGTGCCCGCCTCCATCACTGACCTCCCGCCATGAAATCATGCGCCCAGAACTGGCAGTATTCGGCGCACCGGCAAACCCAGCCGTCGCGCGTCGCGAACAGCTCACGGCCCTCCGCGCACTCCGGCCGATCGCCGGGACAGGTAAACGGGTGAACGTCTCCGCGCGCCTGCCAGTCGTTCAGGTGCTTGACCTGCTCATCGGTGAACGGCGCTTCAACTCGCATCACTCCTCCTTCGCCAACAGGTTCCACATGTTGCCGCTTGGAATGGCGCCGGTGAAGGAATTGTCATCGCGCGGTCCAAGGAAATTCCGCCCATTGTCGCGAATCGTCACCAGAAAGCGCGTAGCGTTGAAACCGCCGTCCTTGTCGAAGCTGTAAATCATCAGAATGTCATCGCGCTCATTCTTCGGCCGTTGGCTCGGCGGCGTGAAGTCACTCGGGTCCGGCTCGCTATCGGTCTTGCGCGTTTCGACAGCCGCCCATGCCTCGCTCATGAAGGAATACGCCTCGGCTTCCATCTTCTGCATGAGACGTCGCATAAGGGTCGTTGACACGTGTTTCTCAGCGTCATTTTCCCACGGCGTCTCGATCCAATAAACGTGAGGACCGTTTTTGATGATCCACATAAACGGCGCCGCGCCGCGCCGCTCAAATTCCAGCATCCCGTAGGCGACCATCATTTCGTGAAGATCGGCGCGGGTCAGACCCGGCAAAAACTCCTGTTTGAAAACACGCGGTTGCAAAGCGACCTCCTGTCAGCGCCAGACGATATGTTCAAAGAGGACAGCCGGCCCGGCTATCCACGGCAGCTCCTCCGGATCGGTGTAGCCCTGATGCAAGAGGGCGTTTCGGCGATAGATCGCCGTGGCCTCTTCATTGCGCGGGAGCGGCGGCTTGACGACATGCCCCAATTCATTGACGAACATGTCGGAGCGCCGGAAATTCTTGCCGCCGGCAAAATCGGCCAGCACGGTCACGTGCTCAAGTGGATAGCCGGTGATCGGCTCGATGATCGCTTTCAGGGCCGCATAGGAATCCTTGTGATGGGTCTTGCCATCGCCCGGCAGCTCGACCTCGCGCGTCTCCGCCGGCTCGCCCGGAAGCATGATCAAAATTCGGGTTTTCATTTATGCTCCTGTCAAAGCCGCACTGATCTCAGCGGCGGTGTGCTCACGATCGGCAACGCCGGTGTGGACCTCATGCCACTCGCCGTCCGACGATATAGCCGGCGGAAAGAGCACGAAGGCTCTTGAGCTATCATACCGGATCAGCGCCGCCATGCCGCCTTCCTGCTCGCATCGCTTGGCGATGTAGTCCCGCAAGGCCGGGTCGCGATGCGCGTCCGGGTGCTGCGGATCAATCCAGATTTGCAGCACCGGCAGGCGCTGATCCGGTTCATCTTCAAAGGTCGCGGTCACGAAGTCCGGCATGATATCGATGACGTAATGTGCCCGATCAGGCCGGCGCAAATCTCCGGCGTCATCATCGACAAGCCACACGCAAGACCACACGCGGCAGCTCGGCGGATGCCGGCCATAGATGCCGCAGCCCTTCCCGTGGCGCTGATGCGGGCAACGCATGCCGGCGAGCTTGTCCAGCTCCCGGACGGGCAGGAGCTTGCAACAGAGTGTGCATTCGCCACAGGTTCGTTTCACGGTGAATACCTCAGATGCAGGGGTCAAACGCTTCCATCAGGACCTTGCCGGCTAATGGATGTTTCGGGTTGCGCCGAATCCAGCGCAGCAATTTCTCGGGGTCTGTTAGCACGCAGCGGAACGGACCTGGACAGCCGGGGTCATCACAATCTTCAAAAACCACAGGACATTGTCGCATTTTCAAAAACCGTCGATTGGCGATGGCGGGCGCTTGCGGCGGGGGCTCCCCGCCATCGCCTATGGTGCGCGGCTCTGGTTGCTCAAGCCGCTTGTTCGGAAGCTCCGGCGTCGCCGTCCGCCTCCTGCACCACATCTGCCAGCGCTGCCAGTCCGGCGGTGGTTACGCTGTAACGGCTGTCATCGCCCTTCTCCGCCAAGCCGTCGCGCTTGAGTTCGTAGAGCCGCTGATAGACGGGCTGAATATCCTCGCCCGCCTTGAATCCGATAGTTACAGCCAAGTCACGCGACAGGGCCGGGCCGCTGGCTTTCAATGCGGTGAGGAGCGTTATTCTCGCACGCCGATTGTCAGCAAGTTGCATGGAGCGCTTCTTCATCGTCCCCGGCTTCGGTGAAGCCCGTTTCGGTTTCATCTGCACCGGCGGCTGGTCGTCGGACACGGCCGGCACCGTTCTCCGGATAGTGATCAGCGGCGCATCCTTCTTGATCGGCTTGCCGCTCACCTGGGCAATGACGTCGAGCGCCGATTCGAGCCGGAGGATTTCCGCGCGATGGTGCGCGATCTGCTCCAGTATTTTTTCGGTGATATCCATCGGCTTCAGCCTCTGACGAAGATTTCGAAGCCGAGGGCTTTCAAGATTTTGAGGAGGGTTGCGGCGCGCGGCGACTTGGTGATGTCGTGCGCAAGGTTTGAGATTGTCGAAGCGCAGACGCCGGACTTATCGGCCAGTTTCGTATATTTGATTTTTGAAGATCGGATTTCGCCCGCGACAAAGGCGCATAGCTCGTATTCATCGCGAAAACTGTATTCCTGTATGCCTGCCCGCTGTTGAGCAGCCTTGAAACGCCGTGCTGATTCAAACGAAACCACCTGCATTTTGCTATTCCTCCACCCTTTATTTTTTGGGAGTAAGCGGCCCCACGGTTGCAGAGCCAGTTGCATTTACCGCCATGTTGGCGTCCATCAATAGTTGCGTTTTTTTCTCACGTGTCAATATTGTATATCGCCAATATGGCGTTTAAGTTGTTAACCCATGATGACCGCAGCACAATACAAAATCGCACTCAGCGCCCTCAACCTGACCCACCGGCAGGCGGCGAAGGCGCTTGGAATTGGCTACCGCACGTCACAGCGCTACGCCACGCAAGGGGCGCCGCTGCACATCGCGCTTGCCCTGGAAGCCCTGGCCGGCAAGCAAAAGGAGGCAGCATAATGGCAGAGAACGAGGAAGCCGCCGAGCGGATCAATGCGCTCGAATCGCAGCTTGCGCTGTTGGCCGGCGTTACCTGTGGATTGGTGATGGAGTGCTATTCCCGGAACGCCGATCTGCGCGACCGGCGCAACTCAATCGATACCGTCGCGCGAGTTCTCGAATCACTGCCATTCGTTCAAGCCCTGCCGGCGGCGCAGAAATATCTGCACGCTATAGATGAGGCCCGAGAAGCGGCCCAACCCAAATGAAACACTACATCCTCCTGCCGAATCGAATGATCGCCGAGGTGCCCGATCTGATGGAATGGGCCACATGGTTTGAAACCGCTGACCGGGACGTGGCGAAAACCGAGACCGAGTTGCACATTATCAGCACCATCTTCATGGGCCTCGATCACAGCTTCTCCCGCAAGGGTCCGCCGATCCTGTTTGAGACAATGGTTTTCGCGCGGGATTCCCATCCAAGCACTGTGTTCGGCTGGACGATGGAGGTTCATGAGTCGTTCGACTGTTTCCGCTACTCCTCATGGGATGACGCCGAGGCCGGGCACCGGGCGACGGTTAGCCGCATCCTGAAAACCGAGGCTGACGCCGCCAGGACCGTCAAGGAGGGCTTTCTGACATGAGCCAATTGCAGAGGGCCGATCAGTCCGAGGCGGACCCGCAACACATGACCCGCATCATTACGAGCGTTGGGCACATGGTCGATTGCGTCGGCATGTTGCGGCTCCGGGTGCGGGCGCTGGAACGGCTGACTTCGCTTCTGGTGTTCCTGCTTCTGGTAATGGCGATCGTCAACATGTTGATCGTTGAACGGCTGATAGCGTTGGGGGGATGAATGACGACGATCGGTGAAAGTGAGCGGGAGCTGTGGTTTATCTATTCCCCGGCCGATGAGCCGTGGGCCGGGCTCCGGGTCGCAACCTTTGTGAAGACTATCGGAAGCACGGGCTTTGATATCGTGCTTATCCACAACGAATTGCCGGAGCGCATGGGTCCGCGCATCTGGGATGACATCCTCGAACGTGAACAATGGTGCAAGGTGAAGGCGATAGAGATGCCTACCATGCTTGAGGTCGCGGAAGCGATGAAGATACTTTGATGAAATTTCCGTTGCGAACCCTCAAGCAGCAACGGAATAGGGCAGCGCCATCAAAAGCCCCCCGGTCCTATGGCGCTGCCCGTCCTTTTCAAATGAGTTTCCGGGCGGCGGATCGCAGCCGAGCGTGATGAAAACCTGCGAAAGAACGTCACGTCAGTCGGTTAAACGGCGGGGGAAATCCCACGTAGCCCGCCACCCTTGGCACCTCCGGTGAGGGCCGACTATGGTGCGCCTGGAAAGGCCGAGCCTGACATCCCGTCCCCCGGTGCCTGTCAGGCTCGGCCACCATCTTTCCCGCCCACGATCTTGCCTGTCCGCTTGTCGATGACCGTGCCGTCCATGCGGCGCTTCAGATACGGGTGCGATAGGCTGGATTTTTTCTTGATGCCGGCGGCGCGCTTCGCCGTCCTGGCGATCTTCGATTTGATCTTCTTTTCAATCGCCGTCTTGGCCTTGTGCGGCTCCACCAATGCCGGCGCCATGTTGCTTTCGCGATGCTCCCCGCCGAGGATCAGTGGCTTGATGTGCTCAAGCTCCCAAGGATCGCCGTCTCTGATCGGCCGGCTAGATAGGTAGCAGGTACGGTCAAACCGCTCCAGGACGCGAAGCCTGACCCGAGGAGGGACCTTCTGGTCAGGATGTTTGCCTATCCATTCCGGAACAGCGCGCGGCATGGCGTCATGCCCGGCCGCCGGGGTTCTGCCCGAGCTGCACAAGCCGGGTGAGGGCGAACCCATAGCAGTCATCGCAAAGCGAGTCGGTCTCCTCGGACTTCCAGGGCCGCCCCCAGGTGTTTTCATATTCAGCGCGCGTTTGCTCCGGGGTCGAGGTCTCGCGGAAAGTCTCTCCGCAGAGGGCGCATGTGAACAGGCTCACTTTCAGCGTCGTCGTCATTGTTGCAGGTCTCCGGCGGCGAGATCGAGGTCATGAAGGATCGTCGTCACATGGTCCTCGATGATATCCATGTCTTCACTGTCCACGCCCCATGTCGGCTCGTGGTTGGCACGGAACCAGACGGTCGCCGTCAGTCCCGACTTGTGCCAGACGGCAACGCGGAAGCGGCCGGGCGGTCCGGACTCGTAAAACACCGCGACCGTGTGATCTGGCGGCCGTCGCCAGAGGATAGGAAGCTCGCCGCTCATAGGATCAGCCCGGAGTGAACGAGCGGATACATGTCCGGCAGGAGCTTGTTCCACAGTGACCGAAAGTCGGTGTCCGGGCTGATCTTTTCGCCGACGATGCCGTTGACCAGCTCCTGGATGCGCTCCTCTGCCTCCTCATTCGAGGCCGCCGCGAACTGATACCCATAGTTCGGCGGTTGCAGCATGGCGAGCTTGGCCTTTGATGGCGGCGTGTTCCTCGGGACCTTGTGCGCCGGGTCCAGCGCGTAGACCAGAAATTCGTGGGTCACATCCTTGAGGTATAACTTCGGCGGCTCGCCCTCATGTGGTGTGGTCAGGTCATAGAGGAGGACCAGATATTGCGACCACAATGGGTGCGCCCAGGGTGCGTCGATGATCCATGAAACGCTGAAGACTTCGCTTTCCGGATGGTGTTCTTTCCAGGCGTGGGTCATGAGTTTGGCCTCCTGGCAATCATGGCAAAGGCGGCCCGGCCTTCGGGGCTCTTTGCCCATTCCTCGCTTTCCTCCACAGAGGCGTCATAGTCGCCGTTGTGGTGCCGGCGGCGGATGCCGATGGCGCCGACGTTGCCTTCCTTGATCGCTGCCGCCAGCTCCGCGTCGAGCCGTAGCTCCGGAAATTCAAGCGGCGACAGGAAGTCGTGATAGAGGCCCTTCCGGGCGTTCTCCGCCATCTCGGTCAGGCCGACCGCTTCCAGCTCGGCGGCCAGGATGTCTTTCGTGTGCATGGTAATCCCTTTCCTGGTTTTCGAATTTCATCACAGCCCAATCATGATCGCGAGAACGAACGCGAAGGCCAGAATGACCGCGCCACGCTGGATGATGGCTTGCCATCGATCGAACGGGCGCGGGTCTTTTCCGATCATCAGATTTGCCGCTTGATGTGTTCGAGAACGGCACGCATGGCGGCGATCTCGGACTCGATCTCACGGATGGTTCCTTCCAGGCGGGGGAACAAGCCCTGGGGCGTTTCCGTGGTTACTGCCGCGACGCCTTCCGGCCGGGAGCCGGTCAGAGCCAGGGCCAGTTCGCCAAGCTGCCGTTCCACCGTCCGGACGTCCCGGAGCGTTTGAGTGAGGCGAGCATGCGACGGGCCGCGTTCGGTGATCATCCTGATGGGTGTAGCAAAACCAACTTCGTTCATGACTTTTCTCCTTTTCCGATGCTGTGTTGGACGATGCGCGTTCGCAGCAACGCCTGCGTTGGTTCGACGGGGTCGTTGCTGTAGTCGGGGGGGTCGTGGTGTTTGACGGGCGGCCGGGACTTCGGCGGAGGATCACGCATAGCCACGAGTCCAGAGGGAAAAGATTTTCGATTCTGGATTCTGGATTCTGGAGTCGTAGGGGGGGTAATGCGCTTTTCAATTTCGCCTTTTTTTTCAGGGTCTTGCGACCACCGTCGCGCCGCCGCTTTCGCTCCCATTTTCCTCCACTTTTCCTCCCGAACCATTTTTCGACTGTAAATCATGCCTCGATTTGTGACGCTGAAAACGCCGGCCGCGCGCAATTCGTCGAGGTACTTTTCGAGCCGCTTCAGCGGGATTCTCAGCAGGCCGGCGAGCGTCGGAAGGTCGATATTTTTGCGCCCGAGTTTGAGGTGGCCGCGTGGGCTGGCGCCGTCCATCAGGCAAAGCATGTCGATCCAAATGCCGCGTGCGCCCTCGCTGCATGTCCGCAAGGCCGGGTCGCTCATCCAGTCGGAGGGAAAGAATTTCATCCATCGCTCGGCCGTCATACGCCACACATCCCTTCGCACTCATTGATGAAGAGATTGAGCTGGCCGCGCTCCTCGGCGGTCGATAGATCGACCTCATCGAGCGGCTTGAGCGACCGATGGATGAACACCTGGGAGCGGTTCACGCCGGGCATCCCGTCCCGGATGATCTTGTCGATGGCAACGGCGTCGGCGAATGAAGCCGGGTCATTGTCGCGTAGGTCGCGCCAGCCGATTTCATTGCGGAACGGGCAGAAAGTACAGGCCGACTTTGCCGGCAGCGGATAGTCATGAGCCTGAAGCCATTTCAGGCAGTCCCGGCGCGTCATCCGCTTTTCGATCAACGGCCACCGGCTTTCGATGTAGCGGTCACGCGACGGCTTCATGCGGGTGGCTTCGTCAAGGCTAATGCCAATCCATTGCTCCGCCGCTGCGGTCTTGGGTCCGCGCTGCCCGTGCTTCAGGCCGAGCAGCTCGCGCACCTTCCGGCGGATCGGATCAATCTTGAAATGACGGGTGCATTGGCGGTTGAGCGTGCCGGCCTCGCCCTTGTCGTTGACAACGTAGAACGGCGGCCGGCCGTCATTGCCGCCCTTCCAGTGGGCGTTGCCCGTAAGGATGTCCCGGAGGTTCCCGGCGCTGACGACATAGACGGGGAAGGGGAGCACGTTGGCCGACATCAGCCATGTGAGATGATCATAGACCGGCTTCGGTTCTGCCCCGGTGTCCGCGAATATCGCGGCGTCTGGCATCGGGCCTATTTCGCCATGAGCGGCCATAAGCGCCATCGTGGTCGATTGGACGCCGGCACCGAGGGACAGGACGCGCAACTGGATCATGCCGCCGCCCTCGCCATAAGCATCCGGAAGGCGATAGAGCACGTCGCGGCCCACCGGGCGATGCACGCGGCTTCCGCCTGATCGTCGCCGCTGAACTTGATACCGAGGGCCTGGCAGTATTCCTTGGCCCGCGCCTTGGCATCGACGCGCGATAGTTTGCCGCCGCCCTTGCCGTAAATCGCAGCCCGCCATGTCGCCGGCGATACCGACTCGTGCGGCACGCGATAGAAGACGGTCGCCGCCCGGATGATGCCCTGAATTTCGGGGAGGAGGAGCTGATCGGCGTTGACCGTCCAAACGTCCTGGCCGCCCAGGCCGAGCAGATCGGCGTTCGGCTTCTTGGGGTAGGCGGAGATTTGCCGCTTGGCCTTCTCCCAGCAAATGAAGTCCGGCCGCGTTTCCTGGGGTCCGACCAGCCGCTTAATCTCACGGGCGAAGCGCTCACACTTGGCGTCGGCGTCGGCCTCATCCGAACAGGAGAACGAGCCGCACCTCATGTGCCGCTCATCGCCGGGGAAGCGATAAAGCGCCCAGCCTGTCCGGGTTATCGACTGATCGAGGCCAAGGATAATCATTGCGCAATCTCCGAGGCGATGCGCTTGCCGATATCTACAAGCAACGTAGCGTTAGCCTCGGCATCAACCGGGTCCTCGCCCCTAGCGATCCTTTGCGCCGTGAAATAGCCGATGAGGAAATCGCGGCTATGCGACCTAATAAACTCCTCTACGGCCCGGTCCTTTGCGGCATCGATCATGATCAGATTTAATCCCGCACGTTGACCAACAGCTCGGCGGAGCGGCCTTTAGCCCTTCGCAACGCCTCATTGGCCGCCTTTAATTGTCGCTCAGCGGCCTCGGAATTTTGACGGGCTTTTTCAGCGGTTATCTCGGCTTGGCTGAATAGGTGTGCGACGGTGGCGTATTTCCTGAGCGCGGTTCGGTGCCCACCCGGCACGTCATCATCACGAAACCGTAGCTCCGGCTTGATGTTGATGCCGGCGATTTGAAACAGGTCGCGCTGATCATCGTCATCCTCGTCATCGTCGTCGTCATCCGTGGTCTTTTTTGCGTGATCCCGCCAGACGTCTTCCATTGCTATATCGAGCAGCCCCGAATGCAGCGGCTTGAAGAAATTTGGGTCCTCGCGCGCTTGATCATGGACTTGGCGCTTCCATTCCTCCAAGAAACCGCCATCGGATTTGACCGCGTCCAGATATCGATCCTTGAGCCGACGCAGGAATGGCCTCGTCGGATCAGTGATTTTCGGTCCACGTCTTCTCTTGTCGCCACTCATAGCAGGCGGTCCTTTCTCATGGTGTCGATGATTTCAAGCAGCTTGGCAGTGCCCTTCTGGGCATGGCTGGCGCACTCCTTGAGGCGGCCGGAACCAAGCGGGAAAATCTGTTCGAACTCGCTACGGTGTTCCTTCGCGAGCGCGGCGACGGATTCCGTTTCGAATGCCAGGATAGCGAGACCTTCGACCGCGCTTTTAAACGCTCGAAAGATCGTGTCCCGCTGGCTTCTCGCTTGGGTGTCTTTCTCCCGCGCTTCCACAAGCGCGGCAGCAACGCCAATCTCGCCATCCTCTACCTTGCGCGCGAGGTCCGGATATCGTTGCCGCAACGTGTCTAGCTGTTCACGCCGCGCTTTTTCCGCCTCGGCCGCGCGGTCCTTAGCGGTGGCGCTGGCCTTAGCGGTTTCATAGGCGGCGTTTAATGACTCCACGCCGTTCATCACGGATTGCGCAAGAGCTTCATCCTGACGGAGGACGAATCGGGCGCGGCGAACTGATCGTTCAGCAACATCGGCCAATTGGCCGAGGTCTTCTTCGGCCAAGTCCGTTCGGCTACCCTGCTTGACATCTCTCGTCAGCATCGCCCTCGCCATTGCCCGCTGCCCGGCCGATAGGTTCCGCCTTTCAACGTTTTCGGCGAGGATCAGCGCGGCGATGTCAACGCCATTCAGCCGCTCGAATTTCGGCTCGACCTTCGCACGCCGGCACGCTTCAAAACGATTACGCCCGTCCACGATGACTTCGATCAACTCGCCACCGTCCACTTGCATATCGGCGATCAGGATAGGGTGACGTTGCCCGTGCTCCTTGATGCTTGTCGCAAGCGCGTCAAGTTCATCATCTGGCAGCATGGGAAACATCGCTGCTAATGGGTGAACGTTCATGCCGCTACCTCCGCGTAACTTTTTTCGATTTGATTTGAGGACCAGCCGAAGATCAGCATTCGCCGGCCTCCGGAAAAAGCGGTGTGCCCTCGGCGCCGCGCAGCTTACCTTTGCTCTTGGTGACGGCGGCGCGCTTCGTGGGGTAAACGGCCAATTCCATCCGCCGGGCAATATCGGCCTGATAATCGGTTTCGCGCTCGACAAGGATGCATCGCATGCCTTCGCGCCAAGCGGCCTCGGCCGTCGTGCCGGTGCCGGCGAAGGGATCAAGCACAATGCCGCCCGGTGGCGTCACCATGCGGACAAGCCATTGCATCAGATCGACCGGCTTGACCGTGGGATGTTTCGAGCCGATCCGGTCGTCGGCGTCGGCCTTGGCGGTATAGAAGAAGCGCGCGGCCGAGCCGGCGATTTCGAGGGGAAAGAATGACACGACCTCGCCGCTACCATCATGCACAAGGTTCGCGGGCCATCGACCGCGCGTAGTGTCATCAACGGCGCGTGAATTATTAAGACCGTTGCCGTAAATGCCGTTGGAATTGGCGCCGATCTTGACTCGATCCGGCCTTGGCATGTCCGATTCAACGCGGCACGCGTCGATATTGAGGGCACCGGTTCCGAAGCGTAAGACGTTGGTCGCGACCGTGCCGATAAGCGGCTTGCGCGCTAACACGATCGGTTCCCATGCCGGCTTTAGCGCCGTTCCCCATCCTTCCCAGGTGGCGGCGTCTTCTGTGGCTGGGGCTGTGATGTCAGCGCGGCGAAGATGTTCAAAGCTTGGCTCGCCGCCAGCCATCTCGCCGCCTGCGCGCGCTTTTCGTGCAAGCCCGGCGCGTTTTTCGCCTAAGACGTCCCTTACCGCTCCGGCCGCCTTGTCGATCGCCTTGCTAACGTCGTGCGATTTCGGAAAGCCCGAACCGTAAACCCATGCGAGCTGATCGCGGATTTCGAATCCTGCATCCTCGATCGCGATCGCTAGGCGGTGATAAGTGCGCGTGCCGGAGAAGGCGACGACATGGCCGCCCGGCTTGAGAACGCGCAAGACCTCGGACCAAAACGCGACCGCGAAAGCGGTTTCGCCGTTATCCCATTGCTTGCCCATGAAGCCAGCCGAGGCGCGCATATACGCTTCGTTGCCCTTTGCCGGCGCGGCGTTCGCCTTGCCGAACCGTTTGACGATCGATACCAGGGCATAGGGCGGATCGGTCACCACCGAGTCGACGCAAGCGTCGGGCATGCCGGCGAGCACTTGTAGGCAGTCGCCGCAATGCAGCGTCACGCGACCGTCAAGGAATGTTCGCCTATCACCCATGACGACGCTCCCGAGGTGGCGCATATCCAAGCTGCCCGTGATAGGGGCACCACATCGCCAACGGTTCCGTCTCGGCTCCGCAGAAGAGAAAGGCGCCGATCACCTTGCGATCTGGGACCGTAGTGACCGGCCAAGTGCACTCGTCCTGGCCGACGTCTTTCAACGGCACCCGGCGCATGACCGGCGGGGGGATGTCTCGGGGAGGCATCACTGGCGCGACCCTCTTCGGACTGGGCGGGAGGCGGCCCGGCGCGACGGCGCGCAAATCATCGTCGCGATGAATCCGGCCTGCGCAAGTGTTGCGGGTGATGCCCATCTTGAGGGCGATCTGACGGCGCGACATACCTTGCTTGAGCATCGCCGCCACGCGGCCCCGATCGGCATCATTCCACTTGCTCCCTTCATCATGGTCAGGATGGGTCATGGCGACGCCTATGCCGCCTCATCGGGCTCATCATCATTGTCAGGGTCGTTTTCACCGTCATCTGCGGCGGTGTCGGCATCGTTACGGCTAGCGCTCTTTTTTTGGTGGGCAGTCTCGAAATCTTCCGCGAGCCGCATGTTCCCGGTCTTCCACCCTTCGAGCCATGCCCGGCCTTGATCGGAGTTTTCGTCATAGGGAACCGTGTCCGTGTTCTTGCTGGCATATCCGGCAGCCTCGCCCAATTCTCGGGCGCGATCGATCGCCGGCATGCGGTCGAAGTCCATGTCGGTTTGCGCTCCGATCGGGAGGGCGAAGAACCTGCCGATTTCAGCGCGCCGCTTCTGCTCATCGATGATGATCTGGGGGTCTTCGATCTGAGCGCAGCGGAGCCCGAAATCGATGTCGGATAGGATGATGCCGTCCGCCTTGGCCTCTTTGCGAAGCTTCTGCCGGATAGCGTTTTCGGCTTTGCAAATTTCGGTCTGTTTCAGGACCTTGTCGAAGTGGTGCATGAACAGCGCCTTGGTCTCGGCCGGCGTCAGCTCGTGCGAATTGTCTCCGATTTTTGCGTGCATGGGTGCTCCTTGTTCGGATTTGGTAGCCACCGCACCCGCGTGAGCCCGAGAAGGGTAAGGGTGCGGTGGCTAATTCCCGGCCGGCTTAGGTGCCACCATCACCGGCGCGGGAACGTGATGAGACGGCGGAGCAAGCCCGTCGTCTCGCTAACTGCTTTCGTGGATTCTTCGACGGGCTCAGCCTTTTCCGGTCTGGATGCCCGCTCTTCGGCCTTCGGCCCATAGAGGTCCGGATAGATATCCGGGCGCAATTCATGGAGTGAAACGCCGGTCTCTTCCGATACTTTGACGGCATGCTTGCTGGGGACGATCTTCCAGACGCTGATCGCCTGCCGGGATATCCCCAGCTTGGCGGCAAGTGGCTTGAGGCCGCCCAGCCGTGCCCGCGCTTCTGCCCAGGCAAGTTCTCGGGGGTCATCGGGTAATGTTTCGTGGCGCTGTTCCATGCGCGCCATGAAAGCAAACGTTTCTCAAGAGTTCAATCTTTTTTTGTAAAAATCTGATTGGCAAGGTAACCTTGCTTGTGGCAAGTTGATTAATTAGAGGGAAATAAAACTGTATGGCGAGCGGGAAACCTCTCGGCAGTGGCCGCGCCGACGCACCAGCGGCTAAAAAAACAGGAAGAACGCGGGAGACTAATCCGCAAGCCGACATCGAACTCGGCAAGCGCGTTTGTTATCTCCGCACCGAGATATTGGGGATCGACCGACAGGCCGATTTCGCAGCCCGGCTCGGCGTTACGCGCGGAGCCGTGGGGAATTGGGAGGTAGGGAAAGGCGTCAAGCGCGCCAATCTCGAACGGATAGCAGAGACCTTCACTATTTCAATAGCATGGCTCACGACCGGGGCAGGTAGCCCCGTGGCTAAGCCAAGCATTGATGCAAGATTGGAATTGCTGCCCCCAGAAGAATACGACCCCCTCTATGAGCATTTCCAAGCGATGATCGATAACCGCCTACGGTCACTGGAGGCACGGAAAGCGCAGTCGAAACTGAAGGGCAAAAACCCCAAACGGCAAGAGGATCAATGAGCTATGGGACAGAGGTGTAGTTTGCAGTCGCCTGACGTCGTGTCACCGTTGGCGGCTTTTCGTATCACGAGCTTGCGGAGCGGCGAAGCGCTCATGCGTGTTGAGACTGAAGACGGACAACAGATGTCCGCGCTAATTCGGCTTGTCGATGTAGCCGCCTGGGTTTTCCATGAGGCAAGCCAGGGCGCCGCGAAGATGGTGCTCCAATCCCGGCTATCATCCTTGCATGCGCGGCAGGTGGCTATGATGCTCCGGCGCGGCTCCCGGCCGGACGTGGAAAACAGCCTCGTCCAATATGATCCGGCCACCAAGTCGTATCGGTATTTGCTTCAATTCCCCAACCGCGCTCCCGTCCCCGTCCTGCTCACGGAAGAGGACATTGATGTCATCCGCGCCAAGCAGGAAGCGGCCCGCGTTACTAGCCTAACAGTATTATAATCACCCATCTCCCGGCCGAGGCGTGGCAATAGCCCCTCGGCCGCCCTTCCAATAAAATTTATGCAGCTAACAAACGACTTAACCCGTTTGTGCAATTTTTTCTTGCCGACCCACTTGTCGGGGCGAGCAAGATTTGCTTTCATGAAGCCATCAACAGTAATTGAGATGAAAACGGGAGAAGCTTCCAGATGTCAGACCCCTGGGAAAAGTGGCGGCTTGCGCTCGCCGATCCTTCCAAGATCGGGAAAGGCCCGCTCGCCATTCATGACGGACTTCCGTGGACTGGATTTTTCCGGGTCCGCCGGAAGGGTGAAGCCTGGGAGCCCGTCCAGTTCTGGCAGGACGAAACCGGCGTCTGGTGCGCCGCCCGCTCCGGGCATGCTGTAACCCCGGAAGCCATTCCGGACCTCTGGCTGTGGGCCTGCAAAAACCCGATCACCGAGGAAGCCTTTGACCGGGCGGTAGCCGGCAACGGCTGGGCCGATCAGCCGGAGAAAGTCACGCCTACCGGCATCGGGCACAACTCCGCCGCCGCCGGGGAGGCCGACCCGCACGATGAGCTGATGGCTGAGTTCATCGGTGAAAAGGCGCTGGTCGAAACCGCGTTGAAAGCGCCACTCACGACCAAGGATCAGGCCGACAGCGAGGCCGTCTTGTTGAAGCGTCTCCGGGGCATCGGCAACCGTGCGGACAACCTTCACGCCGTCGAGAAGGCCCCTCTGATCGTCGCCGGCAAAAAGGTCGATGCGCGCTGGCGGGAGCTGCGTGAGCAACCGGCCGGCTACGCGCAACTGCTCAAGAAACGCGCGACGGTCTGGCTCAAGGAACAAGAGCGGCTTGAACGCGAACGCGCTGCCAAGAAAGCTATGGAGGCCGAGCGGTTGCGGCTGGAGGCTGAAGAGGAAGCGCGGAAAGCCAACAGCCCGGACGCTCAGCGCGAAGCCGGCGCCAAGGTAGCCGCCGCCAAGGAAGCGGAGCGGGAAGCGGAGTTTCAGCGTCCCCAGGCCGGGCCGACCGGCGAGAAGACGTCGCTCCGGACCTATCGCACGGGAATGATAACGGACTTCGAAGCGTTCCTGGCCGCGATCATGGATGAAGAAGAATTAAAGGAGACGGCCCAGCGGATTGCCAATCGGTACGCGCGGCTGGAGAAGACCGTCGCCGGCATGGAGATCATCGAGGAAAAACGAGCCGTCTGACCTTGGCTTGGCTCGGCGGAGCTGGGCGTGGCGGGGCAGGGCAAAGCGGAAGCAAAGCGTGGTTTCAGGAGGTGCTGGAATGCTTGGAATGAATTGCAGTTTCATCATCGCCGCCGGTCTCATCGCCGGCACGGTTCAGGCTCACGACGCTCCCGCCGGCTGGCGGTATGACCTCCGATGCTGCTCCGGCATCGATTGCCGCGAGGTCAATCATGATCCCGGCGTCCGGGTCAAAGAGACGCCGATGGGCTACCAGATTTCCAGCACCGGCGAAGTGCTCAGCTACCGCGACTCCCGCATCAGGGAATCGCCGGACGGTGAATTCCACTGGTGTAGCCTCGGCGGCTTGGACACGTCCAGGACCCTCTGCCTCTACGTTCCGCCGAGGGGATATTGAGATGCGTGGGAAACAGGAGGACGGCATGAAAATCGAAACGTTCAACACGGGCTTCACGCCGGACGAGCGGGTCCGCTACGGTGGTGTGGTCACTCTCGATAAGGCATCGTTCGCGGCTATCCCGGATAACACCCGGCAGCGCGACACCGAAAGCCGGGCGCGGCGGGCTTATCATCTGCGCACGCTTCACCCCTCCCATCAGAAGGTCAATATCGCCCGGTTTCCGGACGGGACGCTGATGAAGCTTGACGGTCACTCACGCTCGTTCCTGTGGACGGCCGGCGAGGTTCCGGCACCGGACGTGATCTATGCCGACGTGTGGGATTGCCGGACCGAGGAGGACGCCAAAGACCTCTACATGACGTTCGACAGCCAGGACGCGGTTGAGAATGCAGCCGACCGGGTTTTCGGCGGCCTGAAGGAGAAGAACGTCAGGTTCCAATCCGAGCTGATGCAAAGCGGGCGGTTCAGCGCCGCTATGCGGATCGCCCAGGAAACGCTTTACGGCAACGTCAAGGGCAAGATTCGCGGACGGGGCTTTTATGAAATGCTGTTCGACTGGCTACCCGAGTTGACACTGCTCGATGAGTGCGGTCCCACACGTCACAAATTCATCTCTCCCGTAATGGCGGCGGCCCTGCTGACGTTTCGCCGCCACGGCACCGATGCGAAAGCGTTCTGGTCAACCTACGCGACCGGCAAAGGCACCAAGATAGAAGGCGAGATGGATGCGGTTCAGGCGTTTCAGGAGCGGATATATCGACTAGGCCGCGACGGGAAGACAGTCGGTCACGATAACCACGCAGCCATCTTGCGGATTGCGATCTCGGCTTATGAGGCTTTCCGCGAGGATCGCTTGTATGTCGTCGGCGGCGGCGCCATCAAAATGGTCGGTGAGAACCGCTTTTCGTGGTGGATAGATAAGGCCAGGAAGTTTCGCGCCGGCCGGCAAATGCCCAAGGAGCGCGGGTCGTGAAGGTGCTGGCCTGGACGATATACACCACGGCGGCCGGCCTCTTGATCACCGCCGCCTACCTAACCGGCACCCTGCCCGCAGCCTTGTGCGTCACTGCGATGGTCTTACTGGTCCCGATGATGTGGGCTTTCTCACTAGCATATCCCGGCCGGAAAGAACGCGGGCCGGTGATTTCGACGCGGCACTCTGAAGAGAGGCCGCCGCCGCCGAGACGATAAACGAGGCGTGGCAGGGCGGGGTTCGGCGACGCTGGGACTGGCGAGGTAGGGCTCGGCAAGGCGAGGCAAAGCAAGGAAAACTGAAAGCACGGCAACCAAAACGGAGAATGAACGTGAAAATCCAAGTCAACATTGAAGGCATCACACCACTCCTCTGCAATCGCTTCACGGATGAGGCGGCCGAGGCAGCGACGAGCGGGACTCGCTCCTCAATAGCAACGACGGATCGCGGGACACCTTTGGAGATCGCGTCCTCAAAACTCTATCACGGGCTTGAGGGTGAACTGGTCATTCCCCAGCCGAACTTGCTGCGCTGCCTTGTCGAAGGCGGACGCTTCCACAAGGTTGGCAAGAGCCAAGTGACGACGCAAAAATCATCCATGCTCTTCTCCTGCGTCGATGTCGAAGGTGCGACAATTCCGATCATCCATGAGCAGCCCTGGCGGGTTGATACGCGGCCCGTCCGCATCCCTTCGACCGGCGGACGCATCCTGTCCCATAGACCGTTGTTCGATGATTGGCGGCTAGATTTCGTGCTCGATCTCGACATTTCAATCATGAGCCAAAAGCTGATGCGTCAGATCATTGATGACGCCGGCAAGCGCATCGGCCTGGGAGACTTCCGGCCGGCGACGAAAGGACCCTTCGGCCGCTTCGTCGTCGTGAAATGGGAAGAGGAGCGGGAGGAGCCGGTTCGCCTGCCCCAGGCAGCTTAAACACCCCGAACGGGGCAAGGCGTGGCTGGGCATGGTGAGGCAAGGCGCGGCTTGGCGCGGTGCGGCGAAGCGAGGCAAGGCAAGGATTGAGTTTTATGAATTTCGAAACTCAGCAGGGCAGTGATGGGCGAGGCTTGGCACGGAACGGCGTGGCATTGCGAGGATAGGCTGAGCCGGGCAAGGCGTAGCACGGCCGAGCGAGGCAAGGATTGATGTTTGAAAATTTTGCCCAGGGCAAGGCCGGCAACGGCATGGCGGGGCGGGGCTTCGAACGGCAAGGCTAGGCGTGGAACAGTGAGGCTAGGCGTTGCTAGGTGGCGCTAGGCTAGGCTCGGTGAGGCAAAGAAAGGCAATGCAATGAATACCGCAATCGCAACCAGACAGGACCAACCGCGCTCGGTCCTTCACGACATGGCCGCCCGCTTCGGCATGGAACCACAAGCGTTTGAGCTAACCGTCCGGGCGACATGTTCGCCGGCACCGAAGAAGGGGGAGCAGTTCCGGCCGCTGACCCGCGAAGAGTTTGCCGCCTTCCTGCTGGTCGCGCGGGAGTACAAACTCAATCCGATCACCCGCGAAATCTTCGCCTATCCGAAACGCGGCGGCGGCGTTGTCCCGATCGTCTCGATCGACGGATGGGTAAACCTCGTCAACTCGCACCCGGCGTGCGACGGCTTCAAATTCGATGAGGTGCATGAGGATAACGGCAAGCTGTATTCGTGCGAGTGCACGATCTATCGCAAGGACCGGACCCACCCCACGGCGGTCACCGAATATCTGTCCGAGTGTTGGCGCGATACTGACCCGTGGAAGATGGCCCACCGGATGCTCCGGCACAAGTCGCTGATCCAGTGCGCACGCTATGCTTTCGGCTTTGCCGGCATCTTCGATGAAGAGGAAGGGCAGCGAGTCGCGGAGAACCGGCTCACGCCGCTCCCAGATGTCCGTCAGGCGCCGCGCCCGCCACGGCCGGATGCATTGCCCGCCGGAACGGAAACGCCCGCCGAGGAGGCGGAACAAGACGAAGGCCCGATGATCGACGGTGTGGTTGAGGAAACGTCCGTGGCCGGCGCCGAGGAAACATCCGGTGCTGAGACCGATCCGGATGTTGACTGGTCCTTCTTCGATCAGCTGCGTGACCGTCTCACTGAGGCGCCGGACGCGGAGACGGTCGAAGAAATCTGGACCGAAATGGACCCTATGGCCCGCTTCCAGGCGTCCGAGGATGATCAGAAGCTTTGCCTGAATATCAAGAACCGGCGCCTTCGGGCGCTCGGTGTCGCAGTCCAGGAATGACCCCAACCCCAGAAGGAGGACGTGCAATGAGACCGATCTTCGACAATAGAAGCCTGATTGAATTTCTCGGCAGGAAGGACCCCGCCAAGCGCTACGACTACATGGACGGTTCATGCTGCCTGATTGCGCAGTATCTGCAATTTCGCGGCGTCAAAGACGCGGCGGTTGACAGCAAGGTGGCCGTCTTGCCGGGCCGCTCGTCCGTGTCGGTCCTGCCGGACGGCTGGAATGAAATCGCCAGGAAAGGCCCGTGGACATTCGGCGCCGCCCTCCAGCGAGCAAAAGAGGTCCTGGCATGATTGACCGTCTGTTCACGGACATGCCCGCGCGCATCGAACGACTACCCCGCGATGCGCGCGGGTTCCCTGTCCCGAGGTTCGTTCACACCCGTGACGGCATCCCGGACTTCCGTCTGGTCAAGCCCGGCTGGGTATCGGACTGTTACCGCCGCAAGCTCTGCTGGCTATGCGGTGACACGATGGGCCGACACAAGGCTTTCGTGATCGGCCCCATGTGTTGCATCAACCGGGTGTCGTCTGAACCGCCGAGCCACTACACGTGCGCCCGGTTCGCGGCGAAGAATTGCCCGTTCCTCACGCAGCCGATGGCGAAGCGCAATGAGCGCGATCTGCCGAAGGACAGGCATGTCGCCGGTCAGATGATCGATCGCAATCCGGGCGTCTGCGCAATCTGGGTCACGGACTCCTATGATCGGATGGACGTTCATAACGGCGTGCTCTTCCGCATCGGTGATCCGACAGAGATTGAGTTTTACGCCAAGGCACGCCGGGCGACCCGCGCCGAGGTTGATGCTTCGATCAACTCCGGTTTCCCTCTGCTTGCGGAGGCGGCCCGGAGTGATGGCCTCGCCGGGATCAGGGAGCTGATGAAGATGTTTCATGATTTCGAGAAACTACTCGCTGTGAAGGTGCCGGCATGAAGAGCGAATTTCCCCCGCTGCGCATGGTCGTCGGTCCCGGCAAATTGACGCCGGCCGACCCGTTTACCGAGGAGCGCCTGGACAGCTTCCGCAATGGTACGATCATGACGCTCAAGCCGGCGGCCGATCAGACCTGGAAGCGCCGGAAGTATTTCGCGATCCTCGCCCGCGTGGTGAAGGATTGCCCCACCAAGTTTCGCACGGTCGATGGTTTGAACAATGAACTCAAGCGCCTCCTCGGCGTCATCGAGGACGGCCGGACGGTCGGCGGCGCTCAGGTTGTCTATCCTCGCAGCCTGACCGATCTGGAAGAGCCGGAGTTTGAGGAATTTTATGAAGGGGCGATGTTGCTCCTCCATCGCATGACCGGCGTTGATCCCGAGACGCTTTCCAAGGAATCGGCTGATCCGGGAAAAGATCAGGAACCGTCGGCGCCGGCCTCCAGCGGCGTCGATGAAGGCAGCGGCGCCGGTGCAACGGCCCATAGACCGGCGTCGCTGCCGCGATCACCTGAACCGCCTTCGCTCAAGCCGGAGGCGGTCACCAAATTCCTGCATTATGCGACCGATGAAAGCCTGACCGTCGAAGCCCGGCATGACGGACTGAAATGGCTGGCAAGCGCGTGGACGAAGACGCTGCCGGACGATGAGCCCTTCGTCCGGAAGTGCGGCGAGATCGCCGGCAAGGTTGCCGATGGAACAATGAAGTTAGCAGAGGCCCGGCGTTATCTCGACGCGCTCGCCTCTGGCAAAAGGGAGAAAGGCAATGGAGACCCAGACGCTTGACCTCGATGTTGGCGAGGCGGCCCGACTGTACCGGAAGTACCGGGAGCATCGCGCCCATTCCACGCCGATCGATCAGGAGATTGAACGGATTTACTATCTCATCTCGAAAGGCCGGAAGGTCGTTCGGGCGCTCGCTTCAATCAAGGCGGCCGGCGTCAATGAGTTCGGTCTGCCGCTCCTCGGCATCGCCCGCGCCGACGCCGCCCGCTGCCATCTGACCATCCGCTACGACGGCTCCGCCCGCATGGCGTCCGACCTGAAATGGATCACCGGCAATACCGCCAAGAGCCGCTACATCGAATTCCCGGATGGCACTTTCCCGGCCCGCCATCGAGCCGCCGAAGCGATGGTTCCACATATCCCGCCGGATATCCGCCCGGCGCGCGGTCTGGCGAACTATCACATCCTGTTTGAGGCCAACTGGAAAGACATTCCCCCGGACCCGATGTTGCTCCGGAGGATAGGCCGTGGCGACACGTGGCTGGTCTGCGGCGCCTGGGATTTGACTGAGATCGAACGCGCGGTCCTGGCAGACCGGATCGGGAGGACACCGGCATGAACGACAATGAAAATCCGGAGCGGACGCACTTCATTGAGCAGCTTTACCAGAGCTACATCAAGGCGTGTTACGACGACGGGCTGGCGGCCGACTCCGTCCAGTACCAGGAAATCCGTCGCAGTTTTTATTCCGGATGCGTCGCCGCTCAGCGTTTGCTGACGATGACGGAAGAGCTGGGCCACCCTATTCAGATCGCCTTGGACATGCTGCACGACGAGTGCGCCGCCTTCGTGGCTGATGTGCTCCAAAGCCGCGAGTGAGATTCCCCTGGCACGGCACGGCAAGGTCAGGCCGGGAAAGGCCCGGCACGGCGAAGCAAGGATTGAAGTTTGAGAATTTCTAACGGCCGGGCAAGGCGAGGCAAGGCTAGGCTCGGCTGGGCGACGCGGGGCCTGGCAGCGCCGGGCAAGGCGGGGCAGGGCTAGGCAAAGCAAGGATTGAGGTTTGTGAATTTTCGAACGGCGATGACGTGGCACGGTTAGGCACGGCTGGGCGGGGCGGGGCAAAGCAGGGCACGGCGAAGCAAGGTGAAATGCAGTTCAGGTGTAACCGGGATGACGGCAATGACTTTGAAACCCGATCCATTAAGCTACCCACCGCGCGGTCTCAGCCGCGAGGAAGCGGCACGGTATGTCGGAGTGAGCACCGGCAAATTTGATGAAATGGTCCGCGATCGGCGGATGCCGAAGCCTCGGCAAGTGGATATGCGGACGGTTTGGGATCGCGTCGAGATCGACATGGCCTTTTCGACACTGCCGCATCAGGAAGTGAAAACGGACATTCAAAAGGCGCTGGAGGAGTCACTTAGGGATGACTGAACGCCACCCCGCATATTGCGTAATTCCGCACCGTGCGGTATTGTCTCTTTACCGAAAGGGGAGGCAATGCAATGCAAACACCATCAGAGAAGGAAGAACTTGCAAAGGCCCTGCGAACATGGCGCGGGGACCTGACCATGAAGGAAGCGGCGGCGCTCATCGGCATCCCGTGGCGCACCTATGAAGGAATAGAGGCTGGGCGCGGCTTCTCCTATCCCCTCATGCTGAAGATCGTTATGGACGCAAAGAAGGGCTCCGCCAATGTCTAAGCAAAAGGCCAAAGGGAAAACGCCCGCCGCGCTCAAGGCGAAGTATCCGGGAATTGGCGTTTGGGAGGATCGGCACGGGAAAACCCGTTACCGGGTGCGCAAAACCGGTCTCAAGCCGCAACTGATCGCGATGGGCCTCGAACCGTACACTGGCGCATTTGATGACGCCTATGAGGCGATCGTTCAGGCCCGGCCGGCGGTGGCGAAAGCTGATGTGATTGAGATACCCACCGCGTCGTTGCCGCAGACCTTCCGGCACGCGTGGAAGCTGGTTCTTGCGACGGCGGAGTGGAAGGACCTGGACGCGCAAAGCCAGAGCAAGAATGAGCGAATGGCGAAGGAATTTTTGGGCATGCCCATCAATCCCAATAAGCCGCTGAAATGGGGAGACGTTCCGGTCAGCCAAATGACCTTTGAACATCTTGAAAAGCTCCGGGACCGCTGGGCGGCACTCGCACCATCGAAGCCGTGGCACATGAAAGTAATGCTGCGGAAAATTTTCTACATCGCCCGGCGAAAGAAGATGCGCGACGACGATCCGACCGAGCTTGTCAAATGGAAGCGTGGGGCCGGCAAGAACGGCGGTTATGTCGGCTGGAAATCATGGCCGGAACCAATCCAACTAAAATTTGAAGCAAGACATGCGATCGGGACGGCGGCGCGCACCTGCTACGCCCTCGCAAAATGGTTGGGCAACCGGCGCGGAGACATCGCGCACCTGAGCTGGCCCCAGCTCATTACCGTCGAGATCGACGGGGAGCTGGTGACCGGCTTTTATTTTGAGCAGCGGAAGCGCGTCCAGAATGACGAGGACATGGAACAGTTCCGGCCGCTGACGACGATGCTAGCCGATGCGCTGGAGCCGCTCACGCGGGATGAGGGCACGGTTCTCAAGACGGCCTATGGTAAGCCGTTCTCGGAAAAGAGCCTGACCGGCATGATGGCGCATTGGTGCAAGCAAGCCGACATCCCGGCCGGCTATACCCTGCATGGTTTGCGGAAATCCTACGCCCAGATGGTTGCCGTCAGCGGCGCTTCGTTCCAGATGCAGAAGGATATGCTTGGTCACACGACCATGCAGCAAGTGGTTCTCTATGCGAAGGGTCTGGATAAAATGAAAACCACCACCGCCGCCGCAAAGCTCTTGGAGGAACGATTCGGAGCACAACGCAAACCGCCGCGATTGCGAATCATCGGAGAGTGAAAACGGGGCGGCTAGGCCGCCCCTTTTTTTGCCCGGAAGGTTTTCCAAAAAGGTTTTCCAAATCAATTTGGAAAACCCGGTAAAAACCTCAATAAAAACAAGAAGATTGGTAGGCCCGGAGGGCCGGTGCAAGTAACCGTAAAATAACGATTATTTTTGGAAAACCTTCATGCTTTGTTTCCAAGGGTTTCCAAAGGTTTTAGTTTCCAAAAACAAAAAAGCCCCCACCCGGTGAGGGGCGGGGGCGGCTTCCTGCCGTTCTCAGCTAAACATGGTGACGAGCCGGAAGAGCATGTAGTCGCCCCCCTTGGCCCCCCACCGTTGCCGGAACACTTCCCGGACAGTTGCGGTATGGGCGGCGAGTTCTTCCGTAGAGCAAGGGTTAGGTCCGTCCAGCTTCTGGGCGTACCAAGCCTGCCACCAGTTGCAGAAGGCGGTATCGTCCAGAGTGGCAAATTCTTCCTGAGAAAGCATGTCGGTCATTAGGGTCTTCTCCCTGTTTTGCGGCGGGGCCATCCCCTTCCGTCTATGTCCTAAATTTAGGCCAAAAAGCGATTTATTGCAAGCGCATACTGGCTAGCGAGGCCGCGCCAAGGCATAAAAAAAGCCCCGCCGGTGAGGGCGGGGCAGGTGGGCGCGGGCGCCGTTGGTCAGGAGTTCCAGCCCGCGCCGGGAGGGAACATCAGGAGTATCGAGATTGAAGATCATTCACCAGCCCGCCTATTGGATGAATGAAACGAGCGGCGTATTGCGGCCGGCCGTCGAGGCGTATCTGAGCGGCGGGGAGATGTCGCCGGAGCACGTCGCGGCGATGCGCGCCTATCTCCGGCAGTGGATTGCCGGGCCGCTCTGGGAAGGTGAAAAGGTTGAGGAGCTGCGCAGATCGATCGACGGTCTGACGAGCCGGGCGGCGATCTCAGCGTGGATTTGGGCCGCCGTCAGAGAAGGGATAGACCCGCTATGAATATCTTCGTCTTCGGGAGCAATCTCGCCGGCCGGCACGGGAAGGGCGCGGCGTTGTTTGCCCTCAAAAATCACGGGGCGATTTACGGGCGGGGTGAGGGCCTTCAAGGGAGGTCTTACGGCATTCCGACGAAGGACCATTATATTCGGACGCTGCACCTGGATAACATTCGGATGCATGTCGAGCGCTTCCTGGAGTTCGCGCGCAATCACCCGGAGCTGACATTCAATCTCACGGCGATCGGGTGCGGCCTCGCCGGCTACACCCCGGCTCAGATCGCGCCGATGTTCGCGGACGCTCCGGACAATGTCCGCAAGCCGCCCGAATTTCGTTAAGGAACGCTATTGATCGCCGGGCGGTATATCTAGCCCGGCCTTTGCCAGTTTGTTTTCCAGGAGGGCCACACGGCGGCGCATTCGCCGAATTGTGTGCTCTTGCCTGTCCGTCACCTTTTCGACGTCCGCCAACTCCTCCCGCTGCCGCTTGATGATCTCGCTCAACTGGCTGCGCTCCTCCTGGAGCTGATCGGTCAATTCCCGGAAGCCGCTGGTGATGGAAGCGCCAAGATCGGTCTTCGTCCGGGAGCGGGCGACATAGATAGTACCGATGACCGTGAACACAGCCGTCAGGACGGCTCCGCCGAACGTGAGAAAAGGTGCGAGGTCCACATCTCAGTCCTTCGGTTCTTGCTCGACCGTCTCCGCAACCTCTTCAACGAACTGGCGATGCTCGTGGTGCATCCGCTCAATGTGCTGCTGGAAGGCCGCGTCGATCTCCTGTTTCGCTTGCCGGATGGAAACCCGATACGTGATGACGCCGCAACTGATGGCGATGAGGAATGTTGCCGTGACGGTCAAGAACGCCTCCGCATCCATCTCACGTGCTCTTCGGCTGTTGACGGAAATAGTCGTTTACAACGGCGATTGCGGTCATGACCGAGACGGCGGCCATCGCGGCTCTGACAAGGATGTCGAGACGATAGACGCCGGTGAAGAGGGTAATTACGCTTGTGAGATGGGAAAGACCGCATAGGAAGATGAAAGACCCGAACAAGAGCCGCATCGTTGGCCTCACGCGGATGGGCGGAACGCGCGCTATGATAATCAGTGAAAGGCCGATCGCGAAATAAGACGCGAAGGTGGAAAGATCAGACAGCACATAGAGGAAGATCATGACCGGATCATTGGTCAGGCAGATGGAGTGCTGGGAATAGCGTTCGGCGCCGAAGAAATTGAGGATGTCAGTCCACATTGTGGGTCACCTCGAACGGGAATTGTGCGGTTACATCCTGGCGCGAATAGGTCGGACATGTGCTGTCCACAACTGACCGGAATAACCAGCGGCCGGGGTAAACGTTCTCCGGCAGTTGAAAATAAATAGTGGCGTCGTCAGTCTGCTTGATCTCGGTGGAAAGGATCGGCCGGCTCAAGAGCACGGTAACCGGCGGACCCCCGCCCTGGAAGGTAAAACTGACGATCACCCGGCCGGGACAGGAGGCGTGGCGCTCGGTCGAAATCTTGTAGGTCAGGACCCCTCGGTAGGGCACGACGCTGGAAATGTAGCCCGGCCCCTCGGTCACGGTAACGACGGGGCCATTGATCGAGAAGAGATGCAGGACGCCGAAGGAGATTGCCCCGGCGATGAGGATGACGCCGGATGCGTGGGCAAACCAGCGCCACCCAATGGCAAGAGCGGCGCGCACGTTCAATAGGTGGGCACTCCCACTGCCGGCAAAATCTTGATCAGCGCGACCAGCGCGACGATCGCGATGACCGCCCATACTGCCCACGCCTTATAAGGTTCAGGCAGGAAGGGCGCGCTCCGGATCAGGAAGACAAGCACGCCGGCAACAAGGGCGGCGACAAGCGAGATGACCAAGATCACCAAAAGCATCTGCAAAAGCGGCATCGGAATTTCTCCTATTTCCAGCAACCTTGTTTCTTTCCGAACTGATCGGTTGCGATGATCCAGCGGGAAAGACCTTGTTCCTCCTGCACCAGCCGCACCGGGTTATTTGCCTTGGGGGGTGGCGTCCATCCCGCGCAATTGAGCGCAGTCGTCTGGCAGGCCGCCAAGACGGATGCACAAGCTATAATCAGGAAGTTTGCTAACTTCATTGTTGATCACCCCGCGATTTTGAACCGCCTCGACTGTGTCCTTCATTTGCCGGAGCTTGCCGTCTTCCCGGCCCTTGATGTAGCCGGCGCCGACAAGCACGGCGGCGACGATGATGGCGGCGGCAATCTTGCCGATCGGACTTGCAAGGTAGGCGATCATGCCGGCACCGCGTCGAGCGCGTCGGCGATCTTGGCTTGCTGCCGCTTCGCATACCAGCGGTAGGCGATGCCGCCGATGGTGAATAGCGCGCCGCTGACGGCCAGGATAATCACGAGCTTTCCAATCCAGCCGCCGGCGATGCTGTATGGTGTCAGTTGCTCTTGAAGCCCTTGTAGGACGCCGGCAATCCCGAGGCCGCCGAGCCCGCCGCCGGTTGCCGCATCTCCGGGCGCTTTCGATGGTGCCCGGCGCGCGTCCTCGATCCTCGCCTTTGCCTCGCCGCCGGGCAACGGGACGGCAAGGACCGTGGACGGATTCTTGATATCCAGAACGTCGGCCTTGGCGACCGCCCGGACATTGTCAACGCGCCGCTTCCAGCCTTTGCCGAAGTGCGCCCAGCCGTCGAGTGTCCGGAGAAAGGCCAGCCGCCGATCGCAAATCCGATCGATAAGCTGGGAATAGTTCGTGGTCGACTCCAGCGCCGCGAAGGTGGCGAGGCCGATCACTCCATCAATCGTCCCGTGGTAGGAGTTGCCGAGCGCTCGCTGTAGCCATTTGATCGACTGCTTCGGGCCGCTATGCACGGCGCCGTCAAACAGAACGGAATCGAGTCCGTCCGGCAACGTGTCGCCCTGCACCGCGTCCCAGTATTGCCGCCGGTAAATCTCATTGCGCTCCGGCGGCGTCATCAACCGCACGGCGCGGGTGGACTGCCTCTTGCTCCGCCGGTAGGCGTCATAAGTCCGCTGGGTGATGCCCTGATTTGTCGCCCCGCCGGGGTCCCTGGGGTCATCGACATAGCCGCCCTCGTGGACAAGCACCCTCGCGAGGCAGTCATCAAAATTCTTGGCCGCCATCGTCCGGCGCTCCTGATGTTCGGGGATTAGAGATAGTTGACGTTCTGGACGCGCCGTTTGACCGTGCTCTCGCCCGGAACGAGGATGTCGTAGCGGGAGAATTTGGTAGTGGACACCACGCCGACAGCCATGAGGACGTCATAGCGCGACAGCTTGGTCACGCTGACCGCGCCGTCATTCGGCTTCATCACGTCATACCGGGACGCCTTCGAGACTTGCTCGGTGCTGCGGTCTTGGGCTGAACTCTTGAACGACGCCGCGATCATCACGTGCCGGGACGCAACCGACATAGTGCACTGGACCGCACCGGTAGCACCCGTGGCTGTTTTTGTGGCGTCGGCTACACCGAGGGAAGTGTCGGCCCCGGTAGTGGTATTGCTGGCATGTCGCAAAAGCCACTGCTGTTCCCACCCGAGATCATCCGTCGTGACCGCCCCGGTTGCTACGGACGGGTCCGTCGCGACGAATGGTCCTATAGACACATTGTCTGCGCCCGCGACCATAGCGACGATCAGTTCTTCCTCGGTCGTCGTGGAGATCGACGTGGTCGTCGGCGTGGTGGTAGCCGCTCCGGGCGTATTCGAACTATGCACGTTCAGCGAGCCGGAAGCCTTCTGCCCGCGATAGACCATCAGCACGCCGCGCCCGACATCGCCAGCGGTTCGGGTAAAGACTAGGCTTGGGGCGCTGGCAGGCCATGATTGGCAGACGAACATCGCGCCGGAAGCGATGGCCGTAGCGGCGGTCAGATCGGTGTTGCCGCTGCTTTGCTGCTCAACAAGCGTCCAGTTGGCATCTGGAGCCGAGAATGCCGCGTTGCCGCGAGCGGCGATGCAGGCAACGACCAGATCGCCGGTCTGGATCGTGACGCCGGTCGTGACCAGTGTCAGGTTGCCGCTTGCGACCTCTGCCGCGCTGCTGAGGCCTACAAACGTGAAAGGCGATGGAGAGGTCATGCGATCGATTTAACCCCGAACTCAGCCGCGTTGATTTCGGCTATCGTCCACGCCGCGCTGGTCGCCGGGTTGGTGCCCATCACCGCCTGTCGTGTTCCGTAAGCCGTGTTGATCCCGGAGATGTTCGAGGTGGTGAAATCGCTGCCGCTCTGGCGGACGACGCCCTGCATATTCTGCGGGCCGGTTGCGCCGCGCCGGGTGCGGGTGGAGAGAACCACTGCGCGCGGGACGTAAGCCGCGAGATCGGTATGCACGTCATCCATGACGTATGTTTCAAGTTGAGCCGCCGTGCCGGACTCGATGAACGTGTTGTCGTTTCGATCAAGCTTCGTGACGTCGGTATATACGCCTGTCCAAGCCGTGTCCGCTCCGTTGGCCGTCGCCTGCCCCTGATGGAACACCATTGATCGGGTGTCTTCGTCGGCGATGATGAGCCCCGAAAAATCATATTGCCCGCTGCCAAGACCGACGACGCAAGGGGATGAAAGCTCGATAGTGTCCAGCGTCGTTGCTGCCGTAAATATCGTGTCACCCGTCATCTCGTGAATAAGGGTGTCGTTCACATAAACACGCACGTACCCCGCCGAATCGTCCATCTTGAACTGGATATCGATCTTAAAGCGAGCGACGCTGAAAGTGACCGTCTCTCCGGCGAGTTCGACAAACGCGCTGCCGTTCCAGTATTCGAGGGCATTCCCTGCGGTCCCGTCGAAGTCCAACTGGAACAATGCTTGACCGGCTTCGCCGCTCTTGAGGCGGAACATTTGCCCGGTAACGCTGGCTGACATGGCGACATTGACGTTTACATGAAACCGAATCCAGCCCTCGGCCAAGGCTGGAAACAGAAGGCGCGCGTAACTTGACAAATCCGAAACGGTAACGCCCTCTTTGGCATAAGGCGCGATCTTGGCCGCCGTCGTGATGGCGGCAGCCGTTCCCACCGTGTAGAAGTCGGCGCGGGACGTGGCGGCGGCAAGGATACTCATGTCAAATCTCCGAGCATGGTAAGGGACACATCGGCGAGGGTGGCGTCGGGCGAAGCGGGCGCGACGACGGTCAGGATATCGCCCGCAACCATAGCCGTAGGCGATGCCATCGCCAGCGTGGCCGTGGTGCCCGCTGCTGACCACGTGGCCGTGCCAACCGAAGCGCCGTTTTTCTTGATCGATAGCGCCGGTGTGGCGGTCGCCGCCGTGCCGGACGATCCAAGCGAGCCGGTCATTCCGGCGGGAATGGTGAAACCTTCCGTCGCCTGATAGCGATAAAGCACCTCGTTGGCGAGGAGCGTCCCGCCCGCGAAAAACGAAAGGGCTATTCTGGTGATGCCCGGCACAGCCTCCCAAGCGGCGTCTTTCCGCCCATAGATCGTGCCATCGCTGGGAGCATCGGAGAGACCGCTCGGCACCGCTTCCCAGGCCGCGTCCTTTCGCCCGTAAATCGTGCCGTCACTCGGCGCGTCAGAAAGGCCGGCGGCAAATCCTATCCAATTCGTGCCGTCGAACTGGATGTTTTCATTGTCGTCATCGACGTAGAACCTGAAGCCTTCCTCGGGCACCACGTAGACCCAGGCGCCGTTATCACGGATAGCAATCTCATTCGGGTGACTGCCGGCGCCGTCCGGGACGATGTAAATGTCACCGTCAGTTGGGGAGCCGGGGAGCGCCGTGGTGCGGCTGATCGCCCGCGCCTGGACAAGCGCGGAGAGGAGCCGGAGATTGACGTCATTCTCGGTATTCCAGCCGTCGTATCCTAGCGGCCAGAAGCCGGTGAGGCCAATGCCGGGAAGTGTTCTCTGAGCCATCAGGCCCCTCCATAATTGTAGCCGTAGCCATCGCCGTAGCCGGAGTCGATCATCACCGCGATTTCGTACCCTTGTAGGGAGATCAGATCATCGCGCTTGGCACTGACCTTGATCCTGCCGGTCGCTACTCCGGAGAACGATGCAGCGGGAACGTCGAAGCTGGTGCCGGGCAAATCATCATGCGTTGTCAGCACTGTTCCAGACGCATCGAGGATGTCAATGCGAGTGGTCTGGCCGTCCTCGGCGGTCACGTCGCCGGCATCCCAGGCGAGCAAAACCGTGTCTTCGGTCAGCCGGTTTCGATTTGCCCATGTGACCGGGATGGGATCGACGCCGCGCTCATCTACTGCGGCGCCGGAGAAGCCGTCATCGCCATCGACCTTGACGTCAGCCGGCCGCGACGGCAGATGCGGGCGGGCCGAAAGCGTGGCGGAGACGGTCGGCGCGGCGCCGAAATCCAGCAGGCCGAGCGAAGTCCGCGTCAGCACCTTGTAATCGACCGTCTCCGCTTCCGATCGGATGGTGTCGTCGGTGTTCTCAAGGTTCTCATCGATGAACCAGACCGGCGTGCCGGCCGGCCATGCGCGCGGGACGGTATCAAGCACGCCGCGTGTGATCGTCCAGCCCGTGGTCGTGCTCCCGGCGGTAATCAGGCAAAGCTCGGTTTCGGTATCATCCGCGCCTTCGATCAGGATCATGCCGCCGACCGTCGGCGCGTCGCCTTGCGTCCGGTCAGGGAAGGTCGGCAGCGTCGTTTCCACCTCTGCCGGAATGTCCGCCGCAAGCACGTCACGGCTGACGATGGTCTTGGTCCCGATGTCATCGCCGTCCGCTTCATAAAGCTCGAACTCCGCCGTGTCTTGACCGGTCTGGGCGGCAAGCACTCCGGCGAAGGTCTCCGGATATTCAATCCCGGTCAGCAGGACGATGGCGTCAACCTCATTGATCATTACATAATAGGGGAGGGTGAAGACGAGCGTGGAAGCGGCCGGCGCCGGCTCTTCCGACACCGGTTCCCATTCGCTGTCCGGCGGGATGGTGTAGTCGGCCAGCGGCAGCGAAAAGATGTCTTCAACGAGGGAGGCGCGGACCCTGGCTTCACCCGGTTTGCCGTAGTCGACTCGCCCAACCCGCATGATGATGCTGTCCACGCCGTCGTCCGGGGAATGGATTTTCAGCACCCCGCCGGGAAGCAAATCCCACGCTTCACGGTTGGCGTCGATGTCACAGGAGGCGAGCGGCGTCGCGGCGGCCCGGAGGTCACGCTGGGCGAGGGCGGCGGCAAGCGACCGGACCCGCACCCCGTAGTAATTGCGGCCATCGGAAACGATGCCGCCCTGGGCCTCGATGTTGGCGAGGTCCTGGGCGATAACCGTCTGGTCCTCCTCATTCGCCGGGTTGGTGAAGGTGACGACGATCTCATTGATCGTTTCACCCCACAGCTTCCGGCCGAAGCTGGTCACGACGCAATTGTCAGGCGTGAAGATCGGCAGATCGTCCGGGTCGTAATCATTGCGGATCAGCTTGAGGGTCAGCAGACCGGTTGCCGGGTTGACGAACAGTACCGCCTCGATGTGATCCAGAACCTCGCCGATGAAGCTTTCGATGGTGGATTGCTTCGTCCAGATCATCGATAGACCGAACTGCTCGCCGTAAAGCACCGCTGCCGCGCTGTGAAAGCTATCGACGTCAATGGCGGTCGTGGGCGAACCCATGCCCCAGTCGGTGTTCGTAAGGCTATCAAAGATGATGTGCGCCGGGTTACTGTCAAAGGCGTTGGTCGGCAGAAAGAGCACATAGGCGGCGGTGGGGGTTTTGAGGACAAAGGCGCGCTCTTCCTCGGACCAGCCTGCGTCCAGCGTAATCGCGTTAGCTATACCGAACTCGGAAAAGGCGATGCTGTCGATCACGTCGCCTGATGTGACGTCAACGAAATAGGCGTCGGCCGAGGAGATAAACGCGGCAGCGGTTGAGCCGTCCAGGATGCGACGGGATTTAACCGGCTGAGCAAGCGATGTGTCGGTACCAAACGATACGCCGGTAACGCCTTGTGCAACGACGGCAGTACAATCGGAATTGAGAGTGGCGTCAAATCCGCCGCCGATTGTGAAAAACCACGTACCGGTGTCCGGCACATATGAAACGCTCTGAATCGGGTCAGACGACGTGACGTGCCAACCGAGGAGCCCCAGGAAATCGATATTGGTAAAGACGGTGTCGAGCGCGATAGGCGACCACAACACGTAGTAGCAGCCGCCGAACGGCATGCGAATAACCAGGTGGTCAGGTGATGCGGCGATGACGCCGCCGACGACTCCGAACGTACCCCACGGATGCCCATACCAGTTAAGGCCCCAGCCGCCGCCCGAGTATGTGCAACAGACGACGTCATTGAAGCGCATCCAGAACAGATAGGTGGCGCCGTCAACGACAATCTCGGTTGGCGCCATTGTTAGGCTGGCGGTTGCATCAGCCCCGCTGAGCGTGGGGTCCGGGGTATCGACCGAGGTGACTTCACTGCCGAACATGTTGTAGGCGTGCATCGTGCCGTCGATCGCGAGGACCAGGACCTGACTTGCGGATTCGCTGATGTAAACCCAGACCGGCGTGTAGCCGAGATTGATCGTGGCGCGCACCGAGCCCGTGCGGAGGTCTTCGATTATCACCTGCGTGTGGTCGGTTGATGCGTGCACCAGATAGGAGCCGGCGACGTCCCACAGCTTCCGGCCGGTGTCCGTGAAGCCGACATTGATGTTGGAGATCGTCCGGGTGGAGCGCTCCGCGCCGCGCCAGATGCGAGCGTATTCCTCGCTCAGCGCCACGGACGCCCGCGCGGCCTTGATCCAGACGGGCGGGAGGTAGGGCGAGTTGGCGGACCAGTAAAACCCACTCCCGCCCGGCCCGTTATAGAAGAACGCCGAGGCGATGCCGCGATAGGCCGGCATCGTCGCCGTCGTGCGCCCATGCTTTGCCGCGATCGTTTCCGGGATGGTCTGCGTATAGTTGCCCGGCAGGAAATGCACCGAGCCCTGGACGCCGCCCTCTTTCTTGGCGCCGCCGAACAGCTCCGGTTCATTGATAGTGATGTCGCCCTGTGTGGACTTCGTGCCGGTCCAGGCAACCTTTTCAGAAACCTTGATCTCGGAGATGAAATCAAGCGGCCCGTGGCAGATGCCGAAGTGCTCCGACATGTAGTAGAGCGTCACCTCAATCTTGGGCTTTGATTTTTTACCCACGCGGGCGCTCCCTTCGATTCTTGCTCTTCACGACCTCGCCGGCAATGGCGTCGCCGGTGGCGAGGAAGTCCTCCTCGGAGATGCCATCTTTGAGGAAGGCCCGGAAATCCAAGCCGTGCCGCTCGAACCACTCCCGCGTGCCGCGCACGCAATGGCCGGCGTCTCGAACATCGGTGATGGTGATCCGGCTCATGCCTTCACCTTCTTCGTCTGCTTGGACTTGTCGCCGTACCAGAGGACGTTCAGGCCCTTGACCGTGACCGTGCCGAAGACAACCGGGACAGGCCGACCGGCGTCGGCCGTGGGATTGTCCATGTCCTTGACTTCCGGCGGCTTCGCCTTCTTGGGCTTGGGCGCGAGCAGATAGGCGATGACATTGAAAATGATCGCCAGCAGGAGCGGGATGAACCACGCCATGTGTGGGCCTCAGTAATAATTGTTGCGGGGACCGATCGGGTTTTCCGTTGGAATCCACGGGCAACCGCCGAAGTTCTGGATGTTGGCAAACAGGTTCTGGCAGTCGGACATTTGATGATTGCAGCCGAGCGCCGCCGTGATCGTCGCGCCCACATCAAGGTCGCGGAGCAAGCCGCCGAGCAGGAGGACGTTGCCGGTCACCTTGAGGATTTTCCGGCGCTCCGTTCCGCCAGCGTCGTTGATCCACTCCACGACGCCCTCAACGAATTTCGATGAATCGAAAGAGCCGTTCCAGCCGCCGGGCAGGGTGATAGAAGTGCCGGAGAGGGCGCTGACCGTGGTCGAAACCGAATGAGTGGCCTTGTTCGCGCTGCACTGCGGCCCGTAGAGAACATGCGGGCATCCGAATTGATAATGCCGGCGCAAGCCCGGCCGCCGCAGAGAGGACGAGACGGGCTCACAGGAGACCACGCATTCGTCACCTTCACGGGCAACGGACAGGACGCGGCCGGACCAGATGACCAGGAACTCCGGCGGGTCATCGGTGTCGGAAAGGTGCCCTTGTCGAATAATCAGGGTCACCACCTGGGCCGGCGGATAGACGCGGAAGAGATCGCCCAGCTCGACGTCACGCGGCATGCGGATCGCCAGCGCCGACTTGTCCATAGTGCCGGAGGACACGATGGCATCCCGCATGATGGGGATAGGCTCATAAATCACGTCTTCGCCCGAGGCGATTTCGCCAGTCCGGGTGATCGGGTTTTCAGCGTCGGTGTAGGCGAAGTAGGCGGTTTCGCTGTAGATGAAGAGATAGAGCGTGACCGGTTGTCCCCGGTGCCGGCTTGTTTCGATCGATGCGAATGGCATATGACCTCTAACCCATTATCGAATCCAGGAGGCCCGCCCAATGAATGAACGAGATTCCGAGCTTCTGCGGATCGCCCGCGAGTTTCTGAAAGGATGCACGTGCGTGCCGGCCGGTCGGCCCCAGGACTGCAATGACTGCACCGATGCGTTTGTGAAGGCCGCGATCGAATCCGAACTCAAACACGGCGCATCGCACGGGCCGGGGAGTGGCGGCATCGACAGCTATGTGATCGAGTTCGAGAAGGACTAGATTTCGGCCGGCAGGTTTTCGAGCATCTGAAAAGACAGATTGATCTCGGCTACGTCCTCGCGCGGCCAGCTCATTGCCAGGATGTCGGTCGCGAACCGCCAGACCGGCAACCACGACACCATGTCGATGCCGGCGAGCGCGATCGTTTCGCCCCAGGCGGCGTTAACCGTGAGCACGCTATTCGACCCGCCGGAGGGCGCGATCGAGTTGACCGTGCGCAGCAACCAAGCGCCGTCGCTCTTCTTGCGGAGGGCGATCGCCTTGAAGACTGTGTCACCGGTAAAGGATGAAAGCGCGCCCTCGACGGTCAATGTCGTGCCGGCCGCTGTGACCCCGGCAACCGGTTTGAAATCCGCCTGCCACGTCGGCATGTAAAACTCGCCCTGCCGGCCTTTCATGCGATCGAAGAATTGCCGGATGACTTCCGCATGGGTGAAGTCGCAGCCGGTATAATCTCCGCCCCAGACGCGGGTCGCGAACGAGATGGGGAAGAACCGGCGGACCCGGCCGAAGCCATAATCGACATCGGCGGCGCCCTCCTGCAACCGTCCAAGGCTGATCGGACGCCAGCGGTTAGGACGTTTCAGGAAAACCTCGCGATCGGCAAAGGTCACGGGTGCCGCGCCTACTTCCTCGGCCAGCTCAGTGCCGACATCCACCTCGAAAGACACTGCGATATCCACCACGCCGCGTGGTGAGATGATGGGCGCTTTGATGTCCGAATTGAGGTAGCCGTGGAGCGATGGATAAAGCCGCGTCCCGGCCGGCCAGGACGCCGCCTCGGAGTCGGTGAAGGTGACCGTTCCGCCGGAGTCCACGCTTTCGACCGTGCGGGCCGCCACGCGGGAACCGGACACCAGCAGCAATTCCACCCCGTCAGCAATCCAGGTCGGAACGGGGGAGAGCTCCACGGTCGTGGCATCGCCCTCAAGCCCATCGGGCAGGACTACGAAGCGGACGCGATCCGGAATAGCCAGCAACTCCCGCTGGGCGGAGACCATCGAGCGGTCGAACTCCCGGAGGCAGTCCCCGGCAACGCCGGTCAGGTATTCCACCCGCTTGCGTGGCGTTTGCCGAAGCGCGCGCCGCTGTTCCTTGCCATTGCGGGAGGTGATGATGTCGGTGCGATACTCCCGCGTCACGAGATAAGCCTGACGCCGGATGTTCGGCAGGTAGGGCCAGATCGTCGCCATGATCGATTAGCCCTGCAACGCCTGCCGGAATACGGCAGGTTGCGCCCGGATAACATTGAGGATGGTCTTCGCCCCGTCCGGGTGCGCCAGCGCTTCCGAAAGGAACGATGGAGCGTCAAAACGATTGATGACCGTCGTCCGGGCATCGACGTTCGGCGCGGCGGCTCCGGCTTGCGCCATGCCGCCGGCCCCGCCAATCCGGGGCAGGACGTATCCGCCTTGGGCGTAGCCGCGCCGGGCGGCCTTGTGCATCGCTTCCAGATTGGCAACGCCGATCCGGTTTGTCGCCTTTTTCGAGAAGACATACTCGCCGCCATGAACCACACCCTTCGGCTGGTTCTTGCCGCCGTCGCCGGTGTAGCCGCCGGCCGCGAAGCCGCCGAACAAGCCACCGAGGAGTCCGCCGGCCGCCCCGGTGCCGCCGCTGAACAGCGACTTGAAGATTTGGTCGAGGGCGATGTCAAGCAGGCGATCGGCCAATTGCGAGACGGCGTTATAAAGCGCCTCGGTCGCTGACTTGCCGTGAACGAGATCGGAAATGAATCCCTTGAGCGCGCCCTGGAAGGCATAAGACACCTCCTCCTGAACCGCTTTCAGCTCCTCCTGCTTCTCCTTCAGGCGGTCGGCCGCTTCCGTTGCCGCATCATAGGCGGAAACCGCATTGAAGCGGGCATCGGCTTCAGCCTCGATGGAAGCGCGCATTTCGTCGGTGACGACGATGCCTTGCTTCTGAAGATCGTTCAGCGCTTCGCGAACAAACCGCTCCCGCTCCCGCTCCGCATTGGAAGCGCTCATCATCGAGGTTTCGGCGTTGATGCCGGCGGTTTCCTCGGCGCGCGCCGCCGACGATTCCTGGATGTATTTCAGTTGCTCTTGGCGCTGGGTGATCTCTTCGCGGATGCCGGCCGGTGCCCCGGACAGGAATTGCTCGGCCTCGGCGTTCCGGCGGTTTCGATTGATGCCCTGATTGTCGCCGCCAAGGCCCTTGATGGCGTTATAGATGTCCTCGGTGGTTCCCTCCTTGATCGCCTTGATGATGCGATCCGGCAGCGAGCCGTAATTGTAGGCGATGCTGGTGAGGACGGCTTGCTGATCGTCGTTGAACTCCGAGAAGCGCGGGGCGCCGATATCGCTTTTGATGCCCCTTTGGAATTCTTCAATCCGGCGATCAAGGTCACGGGTGGCGTCGGCCATCGTGATCGTCATGCCTGAAACGACTTTTTGGATTGAATTGTCCGACAGCGTCACGGTGTCCGAGCCGAAGCCGACGCGCAGCTTGCCGTCATTGTCCTTGTAGGGGGTCGAACGGAACGACTCGCGGTCGGCGATCAGCTTGAAGGCGGCCTCGGTCGATGCTTCCGCCGATTTCTGAATATCCTTCGCTGCTTTTTCAGCGGCAAGCTCTGACTCGGCTTGGATTTTTGCAGCCGCTTCGCTGATCGCCACGCCGACCTCTTCGGCGGCCTTCAGGATTTTCTGGGTCCGCTCCGCAAGATCAGGGTCGGTTACCTCGGTATATTTGCGATCGGCCTCGATGAATTTGGGGTCGCTTGACAGAGACGCGCTCCGCGCCTGAGCCGCCTTGACAGCCGCATCGACCGTTTTGAAATTCTCGATCGCCCTCCCGGTTTCAGGGTCTTTGAAGCCGTTCTTGATAATCTTATCGACTGCCTCCTCGATCGGCACCGGCTTGCCGGAGAACAGCGTCGGCACGTTCATGAAGCCGCCGCGCGGGTCTTCGACGGTCTGCGTGAGTTCGGTTGACAAGCCTTCGTCGGGATTGACGACGATCAACCGGCCTTCCGACGTCCTGCCGATGACGGTCCACGCCTCATATTTGCCGGCCGATTTTGCCGTCCTTTCACGGAGAAAATTCGTGGTCTGGGCCTGCTTGCGCGCTTCTTGCTCCGCCTGGACGCCTTCGCGCGGCATGAATTTGGTGGGACCGTCAACGCGGTTTAGCTGGAACAAGCCTTCGGCCGCCGTCTTTATGGCAGCACCGATTTCGCCAAGCCTATCGAGGAGGGGATTGAGTTTGGCGGCAAGACCGGCAAAGCCTGGGTCACTATCAGCGAGCGCCTGTAGCGCTGCTTTCGCCTTGTTTGATCCTTCGGCGGTTCCGTCAAGCGAGTCGCGGACGGTCTCCAGCGCCGTTACCTGGGCCTGGAAGGCTGGATCATTGCCAAAGACATCGCGGACTTGGTTGAGACGGTCCAGCGCATCCTGGGCGGCCTTGCGCACCTGATCGGCGGCAGCGGCATAATCTTTCGTGTCTTTCTCAAGTTGCTTGCTGAGCGTAAGCACCCGGACGCCGGGCGTCTCAGCCTTCATCTTCTGAGCGGTCTGGAGGTCTCGAAAAAGTGCGATCGACACCTGGAGCGCCTTGTTCAGGTCATAGACCGGGCGGCTGATCTCGGTATCCGCCATTGCTTGAAGCGTCTTCAACGCTTCATCGGCCGCGATCTTGCCGTCACGCACATCGTCGGCGAGTTTGGCGATCTGATCCAGCGCCGTGTTGTCGATCGCGGAGGTAGAGAAAAAGCCGACAAGTCCGCGTGTCTGGGCGCGCGCCTTCTCTGCAATGGAGCCCAGCTCGTTGCCCAGGCTCCCCGGAAGGCCGCCGCCACGCATGCGGTCCAGCTCATCATTGATGTCCCGAAGTGACCGCGCCGCATCGCCTTTCGAAATCTTTTCCAGGGATAAGGCGGTTTCATCCACACCTGCGGCGGCCTGATGGGAGGTGATGCCCATCTTTTCCATTTCGGCCGCTACGCGCTTGGACCGCTCTTCGGCTTCTGCCGCCTTGAGCTGGAAATGCGTGATCGCGGCACCCGCAGCCAAGGCACCCACGGCGATCGCAGCGCCAATTGGTCCGGCCGCACCCGAAGTAGCCCCGAGGAGGCCGGCAGCGCCAACCGTGCGCAGCGCCTTGAATGCGCTATAGAGCTTCTTGAGCGCTCCGATTCCCAGCCCGATGGAAGCAATCATGTTGCCGATCGAACGGCCGAGGAGCGCAGCGCCGAGGATGCTGGCGAAGGCGATGGCGGTGTCGGCCGTCGCATCGAAATTGTCGGCCAGCAAGTTGAGCCCGGCTGTCAGCCGCTTTGAGGCGCCGAGACCTTCGTTGGTCTGGCCGATGTAGCGGATGAACTGGTTTTCGATCTTGGTGAAGCTGTCCGCAATGGTCGCGTTGGTGACCGAGAACGCCTTTTCGATTTGCGGCTGGGCTTTCAGGATAGCCTTGAAAACGCGATCGGACGTAAGCGCGCCTTCCGCCCCAAGGTCTTTCAACTTGCCGATGGTGACGCCGAATTCGTCGGCAATGGCTTGCGCGATCAGCGGCGCGTTCTCACGAATAGACCGCAGTTCGTCACCCTGAAGCACGCCGGAGCCAAGGGCCTGTCCCAATTGCAGGACGCCCGCCGCTTGCTCCTGAGCAGCCGCGCCGCCGGCCTTGAACGCCTTATTGACGATCTCCGTCGCCCTGGCGACTTCCTCCTCATTCTTCGCAACGTCCTTGGTGGAACGAAGCAGCTTGGCGTAAAGGTCGGCCGTCTCGGTGATGCCGGCGCGCGTCGCGTTCGCTATGTCGGTGATCCCCGAAAGGTCCCGTCCTGCCCGGCCGGCAACCGCTCCGGCCGCCGCGATCTTGTTCTCCGCTGTCGTCCAGGCGTCGGCGTATTTGATCACCTCTGCAATGGCGAGGGCGGAACCAATGCCGGCCACCGGCGCGGCAAACGAGCGTCCCGCGCCTTTGCCGATATCGTTCAGCTTGCGGTTCAGCGTCGTGGCGCGCTTTTCGATGCCGTTGAATTCGCGGTTGGTCACGCCACGCGCACGGGCTAGCCCGCGCTCGTAGCCCTTCACGTCTGCGCTTAGCTGAACAACAAGACGCTCAAGATCGGTTGCCAAAATCAGAACTCCGGAAGGCGTGGGTTATGAGGGAGGAAAGACTGGGGGGAGGGCCGTCAATGCTTTGTCTGCATCCATTTCCAAATGTCGTCGGCTTCCGCTGATGACAGTTCCTTGGCCGCGTCAGGATCGTTTGCCTTGACGTATCCGGCCAGGGCTTCCGAGAATTGCCACATGCTCATGCGGTCCACCTCGGCAGGCGAGAAGCCCATTACTGCGCCCGCTCCGTAAATGGGTCCGAAGCGAAATTTTCCGTTGGGGAGATTGTCGAGGCGGTCGCCATCATCTGGCTTTCGTTTTTTTTTATCTCTTCTTCGTCCGGCGCCCCCATGAGGCCGGCCTGAAGAATTGCAATCGCGATGAGCAAGTTTTCGACCGGCGGACGGCTTTCGACATAGGTCCGCGTCAGCTTTAGCGCCTTGGGAGGTTCAAGGCCGCCGCCGATCAGGCCGAGGCGAATGACCGAGGAAATATCCTCCACGCGCCACGTGCCATCTTGTAGGCGGCCGAGGACGACGAATGGCCCAGCATCCGTCGCCTCCTGCACCTGTATGATTTCGCCCCATGCCAGACGGAAATGATAATCTCCGTCTGCCCATGCCAGCGTGATTGAAGCGCTCCGGCTCACGTGGTCGCCATGCTCCTGACCAGTTCGCCGTCGCTCTGCATCTCGACGTTGTTCGTGACGCGCCCGCCCTGTTCAGCGCTGAGCGTCATGGACGAGATATGCATCTTGCCGGTGTAGGTCCAGGTGACGGCCGGGAACTCGATTTCCACCTTGACGCTGATCGATGAAGTGCTCTCGAAAGCGTCCATCCAATCAGCAGCGGATTCCGCCGCCATGACCCCTTCACCGGTAATCGAAGCCGTCAGGCTTTCGACGTCGCGGCCCACCCACGCGGGCGCGTCCGGGTCATCACAATCCGGAAGGCTCACGTCGGTGAGGTTCTTGCTCAGGGCGAGCGATTTTGAAGTGAAACCGCAAGGCGCGGCGAACACTTCCGGCGAAGCCCCGTTGCCGAGAAGCACGCGGAACTTGCCAAATTTGGCAGTGGTAGGAGGTGCCATTGTGGTTTTCCTTTCAAAGCACAGGCAGCGCAGAAAACCCCGTCCAGGCGCGGACGAGGATGGGTGGATTTCGGGTCTTGGTTTTGGGTTAGGCGGCCTCGACGAAGGCCGTGAACGTCATGGCGGCATGCGACGTGAGGCCATCGGAATCGCGGAGGAACCGGGTCTGACGATGCTCAAACAGCACAAGCTTGTTGACGGACAGGTCAAACTCCTGACCGTGGATTGCCTTCCGCACCGCGTCGGCCAGCGCGCGGACCTCAGGATAGCCGGGCTTGCGGGACCAGCAATCGATCTGGAATGAGATTTCAAAGCCGGTGATGCAGTCCGCGTCGTCGCTGGTCTCATCGCTGGGACCGAATGACGTGTAGGGGAAGACCGGGGTCGGCGGCACGCTGTCATAGGACCGCTGCCCGATGATCGCGACTACGGCGCTATCGCTTCTGAGGACCGAGAGAATCGCGCCCTGAATTTCAAGTGACGGCGATGTCATGGTGCGGCTACCCTCTTGGCGGCCCGGTTGGTGGCGGCGCGAATTCGCCGCTTGGCCTCACGCCGGTGCGCCCGGTAGGACACGAAAAAGAACGGCTGGGCCGCCTGCTTGACGGTGCCGAACTCCTGCCAGCGGCCGTAAAAGGCTTCCTCATTGCCGGCATAGACAGTCAGCGTAAGGTCGGCGCCGAGCATGGACCTGCCCAGCGCGACAATGCCGGCGCCCTTCGGCGCCTTGCCCCAGGTCCAGCCGATGCTGTCCCGAAGCGTGCCGCCGTGGGGACCGGAGGAGACCGGCACGAGACTTTTCATGGTTGCCACCATGTCCGTGGCCGCCGCCTCCATCGCCTTCTTGATCTCCGCCTTCGCCGCTGCCGGCATCCGCGCCAGCTTCGCGTCTAGGCGGGCAAGGCCGAGGATTTTACTCGCCACTTGCGTCCGGCGCGGTCTCTTCGACCGGCTCCGCGTCCCGGTTGCCCTTCTGCAAACGCACGGCGGCGCCGGCATTGACCGCCATCTCCGCACATGCGGCCTTGACGTTAGCCTCCATGCCGGCCTTGTAGGCGATCGTGGTTTGCGACGTCGGCTTCCAGTCGTAATTGCGCTTGAAACGTACCCAGGCCATTAGCTCTTCCTCATGCGGCCACGCCGCTTTCCACCATCACATCGATCCATTGCCGGTCCTCGGTCTCTGCGATCGAGCGCACCGCGTAGACCGGGCCGGACCAGACGGTTTCGGCGCTGTCCTCCCAGGTCCCGTTCTGCAAATCACGCATCCGCCAATCCGGCTGAATTTGCCACGTGTCCGGGGTCGCGCGGACCCGGACGACGATCGGTTGCCGGCCTTCCAAGCGCGCCGCGATCACCGCCTCAGAGCCACGCAGATAGGTGAAGCCGGCGCGGCAGGAGAGGATTTCAGCGAAGCCGGCTTCAGTGTTGCCGTATCCGTCGCTGGCGAGTTGCCGCTCATCAAAGGCGACTTTCTCATAGAGGTGGCCGGCACCCTTAGTCGCCATCTTCAACCTCATCTGTAACTTCGGTCGCCAGCCGGGTAGCCACGCCGGCGAAGGTCACGGTCGTGGTCGCGAGCTGGCCGTATTGGTGATTGAGATCGACGGCGACGACGCCCCTCATAGGCTCGCCGTCATAGTAGGCGCGGAACTTGCCACGCTGATCCACCCTGATTTCCAGCCGGGCCGTCTTCGGAGAAACTGGAGCCATCACACCCTCGCAAACCAAGTGAAATTGGCGTCGGTTTCGATCTTGCGCCCGGTCGCCTCGGCCCATTCATCGACCGCTTCCGTGACGCCGAAGCGGAACGCCGGATCGGGGTTCTTGTAATCATGGCCGCCGATCCAGCCGCCCGGCTTAACCTTCGGTAGCCACGCCGCGATGTCAGCCCTGACGCCGGCATAGCTGTGATCAGCATCCAGGAAGACCAGATCGAGTTCGGCGTCATTAAACCGGGTCGCAGCCGCAAGCGAGGGCACCGCCATGACTTGCGCGCGACCGTGAAAATGCCGGGCGCGGTTCTCCGCCTGGGCGCGATGATCGCGGACGATCTTGCGATTATGGTTGGCGTGCACGTCGCCGGTGGCGCGGTATTGATCGGGCTGTTCGCCGGCCTCAAGCCAGCTATCGACCATGTAAAGAGTGATATCCGTCCGGTTGCGGAGCAGATACTCGGACAAGATGCCGATCAGCACGCCGACCTCGGCCACACGCGCGTTCTGCGGCAGGCGGCGGATGATTGCGCCGCCGCGCTGTTCGAAGGGCTTCACCATCCTACCTCCCAGGGTCGCGGTTTGCCGTGGAAGATCACCGCCCGGACGCCGCGCGGCTTGCGACCGAGCCGGCGCACGTCCGCCTTGTACGAGCACAATTGACCGGGCAAAACGTCCTGCCACAGCCGCCAATCGACGCCTTTGCAGCGCTCAAGAAAAACCTGATCTCCGCCGACCGCGAACCGCATCCGGCTCTCCGGCGCGACGGTGAAAGCCTCCCAGATCGTGGCCTTGATCTCATGCGGAATTGCCATGACGCTGCTTTGCCAGCCGCCCGGCCGGTAAACGTCACGCATGATCACCGGCCCCTCGACCGCCGCCATGTCCGCGAGACTGCCGACGATGCTTGTGTCCAGGTCGAAGAAGAGCCAGTCGTCAGGAAGGTCCGGACGGAAAAGCTCCATCTTCGCCCACCATCCCGGCCACGTGTAGCGAAGCGGGATGCATTCGATTCCGGAAACGCTTGTGTCGGACAGGCAGCGAAAATCGGCGCCGGGCAAATGCTCCGCCACCTGATCGCGCAATCGCGTGACGTGGTGCGGCGCGTATTCGCCCCCGGAGCGGAGGACACAAGCAACCGTCTTCACTTTCGTCATGCTTCCAGCGCTTCCTCGAATGTCATTTTCGGATAGTTCTGGAGCATCGAAACCGGCGAGCAGTTGATGACCTTGATACCCAGCGGCTTGATGACCTTTGCCGCTGCATCGACCGCCCGGCGCCAGCGCTCGACGTTGCCGGACCTCGGGTTGCTCATGCCGTCCGGGTGCGCCCCGTGCCAATGCAGACCGCCGGTGAGCGTCATGTCGTAGCCGACAAGGATGATCTTGGCGCATTGGGCCTGCACCGCGAGATTGAGGCAGTGAAAACCGCTATTGCCGCCCCATCCGATCGTCCCGACCGGCTTGAGGATCAGGCGATCGTCGGGCTTGAGGCATTCGACCAGATGGATATCCGGGAAGGTGCGGGCCGCCACCTTGTCGGTGGTGACCTTCATGCCCTTGAACGCCTTGCAACCTTGGGAATGGTTCCACCACGCCGCGTCACAGGCGAAGAGGATGTCGGCCCACGGCGCCAACCTCCAGGAGGTGTTGATCACCATGAAGCGCGCCCGGTCGATCGCGGCTTCAATCGGCGCGTCCTTCGCGGACGGTCCGGAAGCGACGATGACGCATGTCTGCCCTGACCAATCAGGGAACCAGTCCGGCCGCCGCCCACGGTCGCTCATACAAAGGCAGGATCACGCAAGGGATAGAGGAGGGCCGTCACCTTCTTCGGCAAATAGCCCCGCTCGAACGCCCCTTCGGCGTCCCCGTCCGGTTCCTTGTAGAAATGCCCGACAAGGATGATCGTGGCGATTTCGATCTCCGCTGGCACTTCGGTGCCGGACGGCATTTCACCGCCGCTATCCAGATCGAGCAATACCTCGGCTTGCGCCTTGAGATAATTGACCACGGCCGCCGACGCCGCCGCGATGTAGGCGTCAAGCAGCTCATCATCGATGTTGGTGTCAATGCGGAGGGCGCTTTTGACCCTTGCCAGTGAGACCAGCTTAATCGTCATCGCCACCATCCTTCGAAGGAACGCCGACCTTGATCGGCTCCACCTTCTTTTCGGCCTTCACGATGCCGTCCTTGCCATCCCGGCCGCGTTTGACGGCAAGCCGCCAGCTCTTCCGCCCGGTTTCGGTTTTGTCGTCCGGCTTGTCCGTGGTCGTGCCCTGAGCGATCCAGAAGGAACCGCCATAGGACACGCCGTCGCCGCGCTGATATTCAGTGCCGTCCTTGAAGACGCCTTTATCCAGCACGACGCCGAAGGTGTGACGATATTCCTTGATCCGGCCGTCGCGCGAATAGCGGCGGATGATGGTCCGGCCGTCTTCGTCCAGGATTTCGTCCATCTCTTCGAAGCCCAGGCCGTCTTCGCCTGGAGCTCCATCCTTGCCGGGCTCGCCGTCCTTGCCATCCTTGCCGACGACCGGGCCGAGGTCGCGTGTCTGACCGTCGGTGAGGGTCATGTTCAGGTGGCCGGAGCGGTCGATGATCGCACCGGCGAAGCCGACGCCATCCTTGCCGGGGGCGCCCTCTTTACCGTCGATTCCATCCTTGCCCGGTGCGCCGTCCTTCGGCACCGGGATCGCAGCAACAGCCTTGGCGACCTTCTCATCAATGAGCGGCGTCACGTCCTCGACGGTCACGCTTTTGCCGTCCTGCGGCTTCGGCAGCTCCGCGATCTGAGCTTCGATCATGGTCCGGATAGCGGCCTCATCGACCGTGGGAACCGTCTCGATCGCTGCTTTGATCATGCCTTCTACGTCCGGTAGCTCCGGCAGCTCCGGCAACGGCGGCAGCTCCGCGATATGCTTCTCGATCAGCGCCTCGACGGCTTTCTCATAGGGAAGCATGGCGTTTTCGATCATTGCGCCGACATCCGGCGGCTCTGGCAGTGCCGGCGGCTCCGGCAGCTCTGAAACGCGCTTTTCGATCATCGCCGCGACGGTTTCCTCAGTGGGAAGCGCATTCACGGCGCGCTCGATCATTGCGGCCACGTCCGGCAGTTCCGGTGCCGGCGGGATGGCTTCGACCGTCGCCCGTAGCTCCGCCAGCTCGCCGGCGATCTTCTGCCGTGCCAGCTCCGCGACGATTTCCGGGTCAGCGTCGGCGCCGTCCTTGCCTGCCTGTCCATCCTTGCCGTCGACTCCGTTCTTTGGAGCCGGTTGCTCTGCCAGGCGCTTTTCCAGCGCATCAAGCCGAACGATCACCGGGGAAAGGTTTCGCTCAAGATAATCCTTCACGACGCTGACGATTTCCACGCCAAACGCCTTTCCGTCGAAATCGAAACCGGCCATCAGCGGAGTCCCTTGTAGAGTTCGATGAGAGCGGCGCGGGCCTCGGCCTCAATTGCATTGTCATTCGCCGGTGGTGCCGGTTCTTCTGCCGGTGCTGGTGCCGGCTTGGATGCGCCGAATGGGTTCTCCTGGGCATCACGCTTCGCCAGGGCGGCAAGCGAGTAGTTTTGCTGCTGAAGGTATGGCGTGTTACCGCCGGGAACCGGGGGCAAATCAAGATCGCGGCGGCCTTCGTCGGGTGAAAGCAAACCGGCCTTGATGCCCTTGTCCAGCATTTCCATCTGCGTGACGCTGTCCATCCGCAGAAGGCCCTTGAGGTCAAACTCGGTGCCGACCCCCTCTTTCGTCTGTAGCCCTTCATCAAGGCACAGCTCGGCGTCCTCGATCAGCTTTTGCAGGCACTGAGAATAATATTCTACGTTCAGTGACTGAATATTGTTGTAGGTCGGCATTGGGCCGACGCCGATCTTGTAGGGCGGAACGTGAAAGACCGAGCAAACCACTTCGGAGGTCCAGCGCAATTGCTCGATCAACTGGCTGTCTTCCGCCGTCAGCGTGAGCTGCTTGAACTCCAGCCCGTCGCCGACAACGGCGATCTTGCCGGCATTCTTGCCCGTGTAGCCGGATTCCCAGGCCGCCTTTAGCCGTGCCGCCGTGTCATCGGAAATCGCGCCCGCCGCCGTCAGGATGCCGCCCGGCTGGCTATTGTTGCCGAAGAAGTTGGCCGAGTTATTCTGGATGCGGAGGCCCTGTGTGGCGGCGACGCCGGCCGCGAAGATTGGCGACACGCCGACAAGCGGGTGAAACAGGCAGTTCATCCGGTCATGGATGATCTCCCGCGCCGGCACGACGATATCGCTTTCGATCGCCGCCAGATTGTCGGTCATGAGCTGATAGAACACCTCGCCGCTATCCGAGACCAACGGCGTGACCCGGTTAGGGTCCAGCACATACATGCCGGTGACCACGCCGCGATTGTCGCGCACCTTCAGGACGTAAGTGTTGCCGCGAATGAGCTTCGACAAAATCCAGTTTTCAAGGAACTGGATGCGGTTCTGATAGGGGTTCGGTTTGCGGAGCACGGGCGTGTAGGCGTTATTCCTGATTTCGCTCCAGATGCCGGTATCGGGGTCCTGCTGGACGAGCTTGATGCGCAGCTTGGAGATGTCCGCCGCGATCAGCGTCATGCAGGCGTAAATAGCGTGATAGGACAGCACGAGGTCGCGATCGACCGTGATGTTCTGCTGCCACGCGCCGGAGAAGCTTTCGAAGACACGAAACCAGCCGGCGCGGTTTTCAGTGACGGACGAAAGCGCCTTGCGCTCGCCGGTGAACGGGAGGGGGATTCCGAATAGCCGCACCTTGATTTATCCCTGGTTGCCCTGCGAATGGGCTTCCGCTTTCCGGAAGTCCGCAATGCGGCGCCGCAGCTCGGCCGCGTCCCAGGCGTAATACGGGCGTTTGCCGGTCACGCGCTCATAATCGTCGCGGACCTTCTTCAGCTCCTTTTCCTCTTCGGTCTCTTCAGGCTCCGGGGCTGGTGCGGTTGCGACTGGTGCGGCCGGTACGGGAGCGGGAGCGGCTTGGCCGCCGGGCATTGGCGCGGAGGGAATGACATAACCGAGCCGAAGCAACACCTGAAGATAACGCGGATCGGACGACTGCATGGCGCGGGTCAGGTAGCCTTGAGATTTCATAGCGGGGGGTCCTTTGCGAGTTTCAGGCCGGAGGCGCCACAAACGGAAAAACTGGCCGCGCCCGGAAGAGCGCGGCCAGATCAGGATCAGGAGCCGGGCTGGCCCCAATTCACGGTGTCGATCGCTGCGACCGCGCTCGCACGCCGCTTGGCCCAGTTGATGGTCCGTTCGGCGAGGAAGCCGACCGCGTTGGTCTGCCACAGCGAGACCAGCGAAGTGCCGGTGCCGGTCGTGGCATCCTGAGTGGTCGGAGCATCGTTCATTTGCAGCGAGGCTTCGCGGCTCATGTCGAGGGTGATGCCGCCTTCGTCTGCCAGATAGATGTCCTGGGCGTTGACGAGGAAGACATAGCCGCCGGCCGAGACGGTCGGGACATACTCGGACACGATCACCGGCAGGCCGAACAGCGTGCCGCCGTTCATGCTGATGCCGGGGAACTCCGACTGGCCGAGCGGATTCTGCATCAGCGACAGCGAGAGGGCCGTCGTTGCTGCCATGATCCACACGCCCGAGGTCGGAGCGTTGTTGGCCGCGATGAAAGTCCCGAAGATGGTGCGGATGTCCTCACGGATGGAGTCCGCATCATTGCCGGCCGAGTTCGGCGCGGCGACTCCATTGGTAATCGAGGCCGGGGACACGCCAGCAGAGGCGGCCTTGGCCGGATTGATGAAGTCGGTATCGAGACGTTCGCGGAGCGCTGCCGCCAGGGAGTCGCGCACGATCATCTCAGCCGAAGGGCTGGAGTCGCGAAGGACTTCCATAGTGACGACGGCGATGTTCGCCACCTTCAGCGGCTCCAGCGTGTTGCGCGAGAAGTCGAACGCGGTCAGCGGCTTCGGCTTCCCTTCACCCACCCAGTAGCCGTCACCCCCGGCGGTCTGGCCGATCAGAGGAACGCGGAACGGCACCCGGCGGAGGGAGGGAATCCCGTTGGTGCCGAACTTGCCGATGATCGTCTGGGGACGAAGGAACTCGACAAAGTCGGCAAACGCCGAGGTGGTGTCGCCAACGAGGTCTTCGGCCCAGTTGCCGCTGACGTTCGCGCCGGCCGCGACGGCGGCCTTGATCGCATTCACGACCACGTCCTGATCGCCATAGCGCTGGATGGCAATCTGCTCCGCCTGCATCATGTTGCCCTTCGCCATGCCGATGCACTTGGCGATGCGGGCGAACTGGATGCCGGGCTCGGCCTTCTGGGTGTTCTTGACGGACACGCCAGCGCGGAGGGTGGAGGCTTCCTTGCCGGTTTCAGCCTTCGGCGTGACCGGCGTGGCGGAATTGGCCTTCGCCTTTTCCAGGAGCTTGAGGCGCTTGAGGTCCTTGTCGATTGCATCGACTTCCTGCCCAAGCGTGTCGAACTCCTCCTGCTCGGCCTCATCGGTCGAGCGGCCTTCTTCGATGCTCTTCTGCATCACCTCTTCCATGCGGGAGGTGTTCGCGGCGCGCTTGGCTTCAAGCGCGGCGATCTGTTCTGCCAGCGTTTTCATGGCTGATGTCTCTTTCAGGTTTACGGGTTTGGATTTTCCCGTGACGCCGGGAGGGACGGGTCGATCTGACGCCTTTGGCTGTTTGCCAGTCGCGGCTAGCAAGGGCGCATCAATCGACTTGATTTGGGAAATGGTTGCGTCGGCCTGGGCCGGGATGGTGACCAGCGACAGCTCCAGGACTTCGGTCTCGGTGAAGTGAATGCCGCCGGTGGCTTCGATGAAGGCGTATTCGATGGTGCGGAAGCCGATCGACACGGCGGTGACAAGTCCGGCCTTGAGCGACTGCCATGCCTCGTCGATGCGGTCCTTCAGCGCGCCCGGCTCTTCGATCTTCGGCAGCTTGGCCTCGAACGAGATGCCGTTCTTCGTCGGCTTGTCGAAGGTGACGGTGCCCACCGGCTTGTCGCTCTTGTGCTGCCACAGGAGCGGCATCGGGTTTGTGAACTTGACGCCCAGCGGCTCCACGATGTCGCCCATTCTGTCGGGCGTCGGCGTGGTCGCCGTGCCCCGGATCACGCGCTGCTCGTCCTCGACCGCCTTCACGGTCAGGATTGAATAGGCTCTGTTCATGGCTGGTTGGTCCTGGTGTTATCCGACGAAAACCATTTGGTAGGTCGGTTGCCGTTGGGGCTCGGGGTTCCGGCTCATCAGCATGGCCGCGTCGAAGGCGGCGACGAGCGGATCAATTTTTGCTTTGCCTGATGCCTGTTTGGTGATGACCACGGCATTGCCGCGCTGCTCGACCTTGGCGTTGCCGACGCACCACGCCATCATCGGTGAACCGTCATGCCAGAGCGTGCCGTCCTTCAGCTTTCGCTCCATGCCCCACACGGCGCCGGAAAGCCGGTAGCCCTGAGCAATGGCAACGACCTGTTCGCCGGTGATGCCGCGCACGGCAAGCTCATCGACCATTGCGGAGACGCCGACCGGATCGAGACCCACGCCGGCCTTCTCAGGCAGGACGCCGGCATCGCGGGCGCGTTGGATGACGTCAGCGATGTCCCGAACGTCCTGCGTCGGGTGCTCGCAAATAGTCAGATCGCCGTCCCGCTCGAAATCCCGAAGGCGTTCGGCAATTTCCTTCCGGAGCTTGAGGACGTCGGTGTGAGCCCAGGCGTGCGTCCATAGGCGCCAATCACGGGTGACCTTGTGCCGGCCGATCGCCGCGAGGCCGTAAAGATCATCCAGGCCGCCACCGTCGATGCCGAAGACAACGCAGTCGGAATCTTCAATCAGCGAGTCGATGGTGATGACCGGGTCCGCTGCACTCATCCAATAGTCGGCGCCAATCCAGCGGTCGCTATGCAAGGCGACACCGATCTCGACGTTCAGATGCTGGCTTGCCCAGCGGCGCTCTTCCTCTTCGCCCTTTTCCCGCGCCGCGCTGTAGTCGCTGACAAGGCGGTCGATGGTGATTGAGCGCCCGAGATTGGGTAGGACCATCGGCCAGTTTCCGGGCTCGCGCCAATCCGCCCGCTTCTGCATGGCTTCGGGGAACTCATAGAGGATCGGCAGCACCGAGCCCTTGACGCGGCCATCGCGGATTGCCCTGGCATATTGCAGTTCGGCTTTGAAGGCGCCGGCCGGCGGTTCATCCGATTGCGTCGTGATCATGATCAGGACCGCCTCCGGGTTAGGCAGGAGACCGCCCCTAATCTGACCGATAATCCGCGCGGCGCCGTTGATCGTCGCCATCAGATGCAGCTCGTCCAGGAGGACGAAGACCGGCTTCGAGCCGGTGATCACCTTCATGTCGAACGTCTTGATCTTCAGCCGGGCCTTGTTGCGGCGGTCCAGGATGGTCTTCGTGTGGTGCGCCACATGAAAGCGCGCCGCGAGGTATTCGTCGGCCTCAATCATGCCCACGGTCTGCTGAAAGGCGAGGTCAGCCACTTCCTGCGTCGGCCCGACATAGATCAGTTCGGCGCGCGGCCGGGCATTCATCAGGAAAGCGGTGAGTGTGATCGCGGCGCCGCCGGTCGTTTTCGAATTCTTCTTCGGCACCATGCAAAAGACTTCGCCCACCATGCGGACGCCGTCGATCAATGAGCCGAAGATCGCGCGGACGATATCCCGCTGCCAGTTGCCGGCGGCGTCGCGCAATAGCGGCTGGCCGGGAACGTCAGGCAAACGCAGCTTGTCGAAAATAGAGACCGCGCGCCGGGCCTCGCTCTCATCCAGCGGAAGGTCCGGGATCAGTGATTTCCCGGTGAGGAGTCGCTCCTCCCAGTCCGGGCAGGCAAAGGCCCAGGCTGTCACTGGAGCAAGGTGCCCCATTCCGATTTATGATGACCGGTCTCGGCCTCGATTTGCTGCATCTCTTTTTTGCCGAGCTGGCGCGGGTGCTCATCGCTCGGCGAAACAGGTCGCGGCACGTAGGCGGACCAGCCGAAGCGGGATTGCAGCGTAAACATGATCGCTTTCAGGGCCGTGGCGTCCTTGCCGCCGGCAATCGCCAGCAGACCGCCAACGAGCTTTGCCTCCACCTTCGCGGCGCCAACATCCAGCTCTCGCCGGTAGTGCTTCCGCAGTGTTCCCTTGGCGATATCCAGAGCGTCGGCAATCCTGTCACTGGGGATTGCCATGCCGGCCAAGACTTCGACCGTGCGCCGGCTCTGATCCGTCGGCTTGTGCGCCGGGCGTCCGGGACTTTTCATGTCAGATTTCCTTGCTGATCCTATGTTTTCAGCTTGCGAGAGTAACGCAAGCGCGCTAGTGTTATGGGTTAGGCGGAGGTAATTTCACCTGTCCTGCCAATGGCTTAACCGGGGAGGCCGCGCCATGTTCAGATTGCAAGCTACTCTTTCAGACGGGTTCTCCGTCAACCTGGACGGACGGTTCCCGTCCCAGTCCGCCGCCAGCCGCGAGGCTGACAGCTACATGCGCCACTATTCCGACCCGTGCGGAATGGGCGTGCATGTGTCTTCCGTCTCCATCATCGACGTGGAGCTGGAAGAGCAGCGCCGCAAGGCGGAGGCCGATCAGCGCCGCGAAGTTGCGGCTATGCGGCGCCAGAAGTGAGCGCCGCCATGAGCAACGCCGCAAAAGCCGCCGCCCGTCTCCGCGCACAACTCCAAGAGAAATACATGGCCGATCGGGAGGCCGTGGCCGCCACGATGATCGGGGAGATTGCCCGCGAAGGCCGCCCCGTTTTCTACATCTGGCCTTTCGGCGGGGAGTACCGGGAGGGCACCCGCGCCGAGCTGATCCAGTTCCTGATTGTTAACAATTACGCCTGACAAGGAGTCGAAAAATGGAAATGCTTATCCCCTTCGTCCTCATCATCGTAGCCCTGGCTTTGGGCTTCCTTCTTAAAGACATTTACCTCTGAGGAGCCCGGACATGACAAAGACCGAAAAACCGAAACGGACGATCACCGGCTTTCTGGTGAACGCCGCCAACAAGACCATTGAGCCCGTCACGCTGCCGTTCCGGACCAACGACCATATGCAGAAGATGTATGAGCTTATCGGTTGCACCTGCTTCGACTGCGTCCGCCTGCCCGGCAACAATACCGCGTGGGTCGATGATGAGGGCCTGATCAATGACCCGCAGCACTTCGTTTTTATCAATGGCGGTCATCCGGACCCGCTGGCCGGGAACGTGCTGTTCCTCGGTCCTTCAGATCGCAATGGCAATACGCTTTCCTGCACCATCCCACTTTCAGCCCTGCAACAGTCCGTCATGGCCGCCACCGTCGGTGAAGGTGGCTGGCAGCGCTTGACCGTCAAGGAGACAGTTCAATGATGACAACCGTTATGACGCGCTATCTTGAAGCGCTGGAAGCCGCCGTCCTTTCCGCCGAATGGTGGATGGCGGACCCGCAAGTGGCGATGCGGAAGGACCAGCGCGGCGAGCGCAAGGCTCAGGTATTCAAAGCCGCCGACATGGTCCGGCAGCGCAAGATGGAGGCAGGCGACCGATGAAAACGTACCGTCTCGGCTCCAACAATTTTGTCTATGCGCCCAACGTCGTCCGGTGGGCTATCAGCGGTTACCACTTCGAAGAAGACCGCCGGACTGTTCTTGACGCCGTCATGAGCTGGGGCGTGCCGGAGGCCGCCGCCAAGGCGCTGCTTTCCGGGACCGCGCCATATACCATCGACGGCGAAACCGTGGTGTTCTCCCATGAGGAATGACTTCCGATTCGCCGTCTGGCTTGACACCTTCGTGGAAGAGAAGGGTCTCGATCCTGAACGCATCTTCGAAGTAGAAGGCCCGTCTGGCCCCAACTTCATCCCGCTTGGTGTCGTCGCTGCCGCAATGAAGGCGGCGCCGGCAAGTGAACAGGAGGCAATCAAGGCTATGCTGGTCAAGCTCGACTTCATCAACGCTGACTGCAACGGCTATTTCAAACATCTCGCAAAGGCGCTGGTCCTATGAACCCCTTTCACGCCACAATCTGCTTTTGCGCCGTGATCGTCACGGCCATCGCGGTCTATTTTTTCTGGCAGGATCAATCTGACAGAAGGGCCTACACCATGAGCGAAGTCGAGAGGCGGGTGGAAAGGGTCAACCGCGACCTTCAACAAATGGGGCTTTTGAAACAACCATGACCGGCACCGAATTCAAAGCCATCCGCCAGCGCCTTGGGCTCACCCAAGGCGAACTGGCCCGCGTGCTCGATTACGGCTCGCCCATGCGGGTCTCCGAATTCGAGCGCTCATCCAATCCCCGCGAGGTCCCGGTTCATGTCGCCCGCCTGATGCGGGCCTACGATGCCGGCTACCGCCCGGAAGACTGGCCCAGGAACGCCGCCTGATGTTCAAGCTCAAGACGCCTTGCGTGACCTGTCCCTTCAAGAAGGGCGTCGGCTCTCGATTTCGACTGCATCCGGAGCGGCTGACCGAAATCTTCGCCGCCCCGGCTTTTCAGTGTCACAAGACCGTCGATTATTCGGACGATGAGCCGGCGCCGGGAGACAAGCCGCAGCAATGCGCCGGCCTGATGGGCCTGCTTCTGAATGCCGATGAGCCCAACCAGATCATGCAGGTCGGTATGCGTCTCGGCGGGTTTGATCCGGATCAGATCGACCGCAGCGAATGTTACCAAACGCTGGCAGATGCCCGCCGGGCGCATGCTGGTAACGAGCCGGAGGAAACGGCATGAACAGTTTTCAGAAATGGGCCGATCACTACGCCCGCGCCTATGGCTTCGTCGTCACGCTCAGGGGCAATTGGGTGGAGCTGCACAAAGAGCGCAATGTCTACGAATGCCTGAGCATGGCGGGTGTGAAGGACATTTGCGAAAAGTATGGATCACCGGACAACCGGGAGGAAGCCAATGCCTGAGACAACTGACCGAGTGCTCGCCTTCGCCCGTGAGGCGTTTGAGACCTACCTCGACAATTTTCTGGACGATCCTTTCGGCGCCTTGGGCGAGGATGAGGCTAGAGATAACGGCCATATCCATGTTGCCGAACTCCGCCTGCTGGCGGCCGATCTCGGCATTGATTTTGAGGATGCGGTCCTACGGCTCGGCACAGCGTCGGAACGTGAGCGGCTCCGCCGGCTGGAGGCCGGGTGGTAAACCCTATGCGGCCTTTTCCTTGAATGCCCGGCGAATCTGCATCTGCCGGCGCGTCGTCCAAGCCCGCTTATATTCCACGTCGCTAAACAGCTTCGAAAAGCCGGTGATATGCTTGAGGCGGAGCACTTCCTCGGGCTCCATGCCCAATTCGTTGCAGATCGCCGCTTCGTCCCACCCATTGTCCAGCATCTGGAAAACCATGCTCGCCATGCCGTCAACCGAGTGCTTGCCGCGCGCCCGGTTATGCCGGACGGTTGAGGCCATGCGATCGTTTACCGGCTTGTCGATAACCACGACCGGGAGGCGGCCCTGGTTCCGGGCCGAGATGTCGGGGTTATTCTTGCAAACGAAGTAGCGGTGGAAGCCGTCCACGATCACATACTTGTCGCGCTCCGCGTCATAGATCGTCACGACCGGTTGCGTGTAACCATCGTGGGCGATCGACGTGTAGAGCAGTTTCATTTCGACCTTGGCGACCGAATTGGGATTGTAGTCATTCGGGGTGACCTTTTCGATCGGCACCCAGCGCACATAATCGACCGGCTGGCTCTTGAGCGGGGACAGGTCATGAATGAACTCCCGCAAATCCGTGATGAAGGCCAGAGGATCGTCGGCCGCCTCAAATGCGGCCCGGATTGCGTCCTTATGTGCGGAGCCCATCAATGAACCTCCCACCCTTCTTGCCGGCGTTCTTGCTATACATCCCGTGACCGGCAGCGAACACCGAGAGCTTCGTGCCGTGATAATCATTCGACAGGATGCAGCCGATCTCGGTCTTGACGAGCGTCTTCTGCACCTCGTCGGTGTAGCGCGCGTCATATGAGGCGAAGGTGCGCCGGAAGTAGGCGCGCGTTTTTTCGTCGGGCACCAGATTTTCCAGCAGATGGTCCCGATATTCGTACCAGTCCTTGAACATCGGCGGCAGCTCTTTCGGCGTGAAAAACTGCTCCTGGAGCTGCCCCGCCGTGTTGATGCCGGAAAGCCGCGAGGCGATGCGGTCCCAGGTCTTGCCTTCGATCTCCTGTAGGAAAAAGAGCTGGCGGACGGCGGTCTCATGGTGGACGTTCGAAACGCGCATGTTCGTCACGGGGACGCCGTGCTGATACATGTAGTCATAGAGCTTGCAATAGGGCCAGCCGTGATCGTGGATGGCCTTCCACACGTCGGTGTAGGACCAGTCATAAATCGGATACATCGTAAACTGCTGGCGCCGCTTGTCCTCGACCTTGCCCCAGGTCTCGCCCTTGTAGGTCTCATAAGACGTCAGGCCCTTCATCCGCGCCGGGCTCTCTTCCGCCCGGACACCGGCAATGTGAATCGCCGGAGCATCCGGAAAGAAGTGATGGAAGACGGCGCCGAACATCTCCGAAAAGCGATCGGTCCCGAAGACGTTATCGTGGAGGCTGTCCGGTTCCTTGTCGCGGACCCACTCCCGGCCGGGCTCCCAGCATTTGAGCCAGGGCTCGGTCGTGGACGTGGCATTGAAAATCTTGATCGGCACTTGAAGCCAGAGCGGCTTGACGCGCGGATCGGACATGACGACGCGGACATAATCGATGACGTTCTGCCACTCCGCCTCCTGGTCGATAAACAGGACCGGGAGCGGGAGCCGGCCGCGCTCTTCCGCGACCGCCAAGGCGAGGTTGAGGCAGACGGTCGAATCCTTGCCGCCGGAGAAATTGACGACGATGTTTTCGAACTCATCGAACAGCCAGCGCATGCGCGCCATGCCGGCGTCGAAGACGTTCTCATCCAGATAAAATTTCATTGACACTTGGACAGCCTCGCGACGGTCTTTTCCAGGCGCTTGGCGTTCAACTCGTTGCCCCGGAAGGCGAGGCCGTTGTCGATCGCCGCTTGCGCCGTGTAGCCCATGCCACAGCATGGGTCGAGAATGATCGGCCGCATCTGCTTCTTGACGGCGGACACCAGCGGCGGCACGGCGCGGCGAAGAGTGTCATAGCCATAAGAGCCTTCGACGGCTTCGGCGTAGCCGTGCGGATAGTTGAGGCCGGGCCGGGCGAAGAGATGAAGGTCCAGCGGCAGGAGGTCCCGGCCGCTACGATACCGAAGCTTGACGATTCCGTGCTCCTGGAAACCGGCCTGCTTGCCCCGCTGCTGGATCATTGCCGCCCAGCGTTCTCCATACTCGATTAGCAGGAAGCCGGAGACATAGCGGCCGGCAATCCCGAAGACCGCGTCCAGGAAGCTCTGGAGCGGCGCCGGTTGCACCTCGGCGCCGGTCATCTTCCGGTTCATGGTCGCCCAATAGCGGATGTTGCCTTCGCCCCACGGCGGGTCGCTATACATGATATCGGCGCGGTCGCCGGCCATCAGGTCATCTATCCCGCGTGTCACGTCCCCGTGCTTGACGCGGTGAGGCCCGAAGGTGCGAATCAAGAGCGGAGAACCATGAAATTGCCGAACTCCGTTACCTGGCTGTCCGGCAGAACCTTGGCGGCGCGGCGCCAGTCGTGGAACGGGATTTCCACCCCGGCGGCCTTGTGCGTCTCCGGTTCATAGCCGTCCCGATAGAACATCAGGAAATATCGGCCGCCCGTTTTCAACAGCGACGGGATGCGGGCCAGCGCGGCCGGCTCTATATAGCTCGGCGCCGCGAACAGTCCGACGATGAGATCAAAACGCCGCTCGCCGGGATAGAAGGCTTCGAACGTGGAATGCACGGTCTCCGCCAGCGGATGTTTCCATTTGAGGAGGTCCAGCATGGCGGTGCTTGGATCGATGCCCAGGTAGCGGCGCGGCTGGATCAGATCGAGCAGGAGGCCGCTGCCGCAGCCGATATCGAGAATGGAGCCCTCGGTGTAGGCGAGCGACTCGATGACCGCCCGGTTCTCCGCCTCTGCTTCGGGCGTGTTCCACAGGCGATCGTAGATCGGGGCGATGGCGTCATACGGTTCCGGCCGGTCGATCTCCGCCCGGTTAATCAGGATGGTCGCCGGCAAAGGTGCCCCCATTGTCCAATATTTGAAATTGTTCACGTCCAGCCGTGTGAACCACGTCTTCCCGAATTTTTCCCGGTAGCCGTGATCGCGGATGTATTGAACGAGCGGTTCGAACGGGGCAGGGGCTGACCACTTTTTCCGCAGCGTGTACCAATGTGGGCACTGCGGCATGGTCTTTGCGTATATCCATTCGCTCTGTTCGAGCGCTGCTGCCACGTCTTCAAATGTCAAAGCGTGTCCTTGTTGACCGAAAACATTTCACCGCAGTGCGGGCAAGCAATGGGAATGATTGTCTGCTTGCTGATGTCGGTGAAGTTGCTTTCAAGGTCACCTTTCTTCTTGTCTACATCCCCCGCTGTTACTAGCCCAACGGCGGTTCCGGGCTCCAGGTTAGGGGTATAGATACTATCTAAATCCAGCTCCGGAAACCCCAAAAGGTCGATGTCGAAGCCGCCTACGCCAAGCTCGCCGATCTCGATTGCCAGCAGGTTTTCGTCCCAGCCGGCGTTGATAGCGAGCTGATTGTCGGCCATCACGTAGGCGCGCTTCTGAGCGTCCGTCCAGGCGTCCGCGATGATGACCGGCACCTCTACGATGCCGAGCAGGTTCGCCGCCTGCAAACGCCCGTGCCCGGCAATGACGCCGCCGGCCGGGTCAATCAGGATAGGTGAGGTCCAGCCCCACTCCCGGATGCTTGCGGCAATCTGCGCAATCTGCTCTTCGGTATGCGTGCGGGGATTGTTTGCGTAGGGCTTCAGGTCTGCAACGGCACGGCGCTCGATGTTGAAGGCCGGCCATTTGTCCTTGCCCGTCTTTGCAGCTTTTGCATCCATAGAGGTCAAAAATCCTGTCTCGTTGAAAGCCGTTGTTTTGCCGGCGAGAAAAAAATCTGCGGATGAGGTTGCACGCGGGTCTTTTGGCCGGATGGGTCTTTTGGTCCCAATGGCCCCCCCATGTTCTCACTTCGTTCACGTTTTTCGCGATTCTCACTGACGAAGGCGAATTCGGGCTCACCTTGTTGCCAGTTCGTTCACGTTTTTCACGATTCTCAATGACGATCGTGGTTCATGCGTCGGTTTCACCTTGATCTGACACCAAAGCACCAGCTTCGGATCAGGTTCGACGGTCGATCACGGGTCGGCGGTCACTTCTCGGTCGGTGGCATGCCCACATCGATGCTGACCGGGGGGTGGACGGTGCCGATGATCCGAAGGTGGACGGACGCGCCGGCAACGAGGCGGGCAAGCTCGGCAGGGGACGGGGTCCAGGCGCTGACCATCGAGGGCGTGCCGTCTCCGGTCACGCTGGTGTTGATCAACTCATCCCGAAGCGGCAGTCCCTTGAAGCCTTGCTCTTTGCCGATGATGCGGGTGGCGCCCTCGATCATTGCTATTTGCATGTGGCCTCCTGCACGGATGCTGCCCTTGTCAGCGATCTCATCACCAGCGCGGGCCGCCAGACCGGGCGCCGCTTGCACGTTCTTCCTGTTGGATAGGGCCGTCGTGCTCGGCCTTCGATACGGTTTGGATGTTGTCGATATCCCAAAACAGATGCGGGTCGCCTTGATGCGGGACCTTGTGATGGGCAACCGGGCTATCAGGTGCCGGGCTCTTGCTGATGCAGAGGATGCCGGAGCGCTGGCAGGTGTAGCGGTCACGGACGAAGACGGCTTGCGCAAGGTCCTTCCAGCGCCGGGTGTTATACCAAGCGCGCCACGGCTGGGTGGCTCGGCGGACCCTGTCCCGGTCCTTCTCATCACCGGGCGCAAGGAAGCCCAGACGCGGCCCCAGGGGAGCAACGTTAGCTTTCAATCTGCGCAGCTTTGACATGTGTTCATTGCCTCTCGGCGGGCGCCGGTGGCCGGATGTAGCAACAATGACGGGAGATAGCAGCTATATATGGCTTTCGGTCACGGACTGTCAATTCGGCAAGGATACGTTACATCGAAACGATGGATGCATTTTTGCGCATTATCATTTGCGGCGGACGCGATCTCAGCGACGGGGAACTGGTGTTCCGGGTCCTGGATGCAGCCGAGGACAAGGCGCCGCACCCGCTCTTCATCATCGAAGGTGGTCAGCGGCAGAAGGATCAGGCCGGCATTATCATCGGCGGCGCTGACTATTGGGCGTGGCGGTGGGCGGTCGATCGCGGCCGGCCCTGCCTTACCTTCCCGGCGAACTGGACTGCATTCGGCAAGGGCGCGGGTCCGCTTCGAAATCAGCAGATGATAGACGAGGGCAAGCCGGTTGGTGTGATCGCCTTCCGGGGAGGGACCGGAACGGCCGACATGGTCACGCGGGCGAAGGCCGCCGGCCTGCCGGTGATCGCCGGTCATGGGGTGGGGTCCCTGATAGCGATCTTCGACAGGCTCAAGGGTCACTGATGATTGTTTCTCGTAGGTGAACGACACCGGAATTGCGTTCACAGCAACGGACCGTGAACAAATTGCGTGACGGGGTCGGGGGATATGGGTATAGCGGAAACAGCTAGCGCGCGTCCTGGGGCTTCTATGGGGCAATACGCGGCATGCGTATTTTTCTGACCTCTGAAAAGGCGGAAAAAGCGTGACATATCAGGTGTTTAGTGGTTTTCGAGACGTTCGAGAGGTCGTGAGGCCCCACATTGCCGCAAGCCGGTCCAGGTAGGTTCGGAGGTCCTTGGCGGCGGCCAGTTTGGCCCGCTTGCTGCCCGGCGGCTGGGTCACTTCATGCAGTGCATAACCTTCGCCGCAGATGCGGGACACCAACCAATAGCCTTTGTCGCCCAACGCCAAGTGCGCCCGGCGGAGTTCGTCAGCGGCGTTGATCTGCCGTTCCGTGACCGGGTCCGATCGCGTGCCGCCGTCTACATGGTCCCGGCCGTAGTCGATCGCCGAGGCGCCTTTTCCGCCGACCGCTTCCCATAGCGCTCGAAACTTGTTGGCGGCGGCCTCTTGCGCCGGGTCGATCCGGCCGCGAGAGGCGAGGGTCGTGATAGCACTTTCTCGGACGTTCACGACCGCATCGATATATCTCGGATTGGTGGCGGCGCCGGCATGTGCCCGGCTGTAATAGGGATTGTCAACGGCGATAACCCGCAATGAGCGATGGGGGTCGGTCTGCTTTCTCTTCGCCATCTGGGCGACCTTCCTTTCCCGCGAAACACCTTGCCAGCCCATTATACCAAATCGCCAAATCCCTGCCGGTGGGCCGGGCTGATTTTGCTTTGCTTTTCAGCTTGCCAGCGGTGCGGCGTTGTCCTAAGATTAGGACATGTAGCGGAAGGGGTTGGCCCGCCGCGCAAGCCGGGAAAGGACCCGATACATGTTCCAGATGCCTTCACAGGAAGAGTTCGACGCGATGCATGACGCCGCCTTTTGCGATTGGTGGGACGTCTGGTTCGCGGCGCAGATGCAGCAAGCCGACAATGAGGACGAGGTTGAGCAGGCCGAGCAGGATATGCGCCGGGCCTTCGATCGTCGCTTCTCGGGCGAGTAGGAGGACCGGATATGACCGCTTCAATCCTAGACCAGCTCAAAACGCTTCCCACATCGAAGCTCGCGGCGATGCTGGAAAACATCGAGCTTTACCTCAAGAACCCGGAATACGCGGCCAAGGCGCAAACGCACCTAAAGCGCAAGACCGGCGGGGATAACATCCGCGAACGCGCCGATGAGGCAACGCGGCAGCTTCGTGAGGCCATCAAGGCAGAGATCGGACGCCGGGCAAAGGGAGGGGCACGGGCATGATTGACTTTTCCGACCTCGACCACCTGCCCGGCTCCGGCCCGGATCAGCCGGCGCCCAAAAAGGATCGCCCGACATTCCCGTGCCAGTCCTGCGTTGGGACGGGGAGATATCTGAAGCCGCGCCGGCACCAGAAGGATAACCGCTGCTTCGCTTGCGGCGGCCGGGGCTTTTTCTTCCAATCGCACGGGGACCGCATGAAGCGGCGCCAGCAGGAGGCGGCCCGCAAGCGCGCCAAGCTGGAAACCGCCCAGGCCGTGTTTGACGCCGACAATCCGGGCGTTTCCGAATTCCTGGCTCAGAATGCCGGCTGGTCGAACTTCCTGCGTGAAATGCTGGAAATCTATCGGCAGCAAGGCGCGCTCAATCCGGCGCAGCTCCGGGGCGTGCAATCCACCCGCGCCAAGGTAGCGGTGCTGGATGAGCAGCGGAACGCCGAACGGGCGGCCCGTGACGCGGCCCGGCGGACGCCGGTCGATCTCAATCCGATTCACGCGATGTTCGCCAAGGCGAAAAGCGCCGGCCTGAACAAGCTGCAATATCGCGCCGAGGGGCTGGTGCTGTCGCTCGCCAAGCCGAATTCCGCCAATCCCGGAGCGATCTATGTGAAGCGCCGCGACGGCACCTATGTCGGCAAGGTCGTGGCGCAAACGTTCAACGCCGCATGGGAGGCCAGCGAGGAGGACAAGACCGCGCTGCGCATCATTGCGGAAAACCCGGCAGAGGCGGCCGAGCGCTATGGACGGAAAACCGGCCAGTGCTCTTGCTGCGGTCGGGAGCTGACGGACCCGGCCAGCATCGCCGCCGGCATCGGCCCAGTCTGCGCAACCAAGTGGGGGTTCTGATGGCCCGGATCAGTTTACCGCGCAAATTCTACTTCGATCACTCCGAACGCGATCTGCCGACGCCGGAGATGGTCCAGTCCAACAAGGCGGCCATTATCGTGGATGATGCCGACCCGGCGCTGACGGACTTGCTGGAGGACGCCGAATATTATGCGTCCGACGCAATGGACCAACTGCCACCCGGTTTGAAGTCATCCGCGAAGGCAACCGTGAACGCAATTCGCAAATCCATGCAAAACCCAGAGGGGACAGGCAAATGAAAATCGAAGTCCACCACTACGACCAAATCGGCTTCACCCACGTCGCTACGGTGACCGCGCCCTATGCCGAGTTCTGGGAGGCGCTGGAATATGCCTATCGCTGGACCAATAACATCGATGGGAGCTGGTCGATCAAAGAGCGCACGTTTGAAGGCGGCCATGAGAATGGCGACTTCAATCCGGCCGTGGAAGTCGTCGCCCCGCTTCACGTCGATGCCAAGGGCAAGACCTGGGGGCTTCGATCTTCCATGATGGGGGACGTTTTCATCGTGGACGGCAAGCGATGGGTGGTTGCCACGTTCGGCTTTGAGGAGGAGGACCTTCGGGCTTGACCCCGAAGATTCGGCTTGCAATCGGCGCCAGCCTGTCCTAATCTTAGGACATAGGGATGGGGACTTAGCCCCGCCCTTGCACCGGGAAGGACCCGAGGAATGAGCTACTACCTCAAGCGCACCAGCCAGACCACTTGGGCCATTCAGAAGGGTTCCGGGAAAATCGGGTCGGTCATGCCGTCTAAAGAGCAGCCCGGCCAGTATGTCGGCCTTGTGAACGGGGTGAAGACCTACGGCGCTTCTCCCAGCGCGGTTTTCCAGCAAATTGTTGCCCGCCTGAACCGCATAGAGCTTTGCGGCGAGGATGACGTAGAAAAGGCGGCGGCGGAGGTTGCGCGGCGTAACGCGCATACCGTAGAGACTGCCGCCGAGCTGAACAAGATCGGAGCGCCGCTAGGTATCCGCGTCCGCGTCCGCCGCACTGGCATCAGAATTCGCTAAATGAACTGCGGCCGGGGATTGGCCCCGCCGAAAACAGGGAAGGACCCGACAATGACAAATCTCACAGCCAAGGACCCGGAAGCCGCGCTCAAGGCCGATTACGCCGATCTGGGCGTTAGCTGCGGCTACATCGGAAATATCACCTGCGGCCCGGTTGAGGATTACCGCTCTTTCTACGTCTTCACGACGCTGGCGACCAAACCCGGTGCCTCCGCCTGCGATATCAGCGTGCATATCTTCGATGTCCCGCGCGCCCACAAGGGCATCTGGACCGGCAAGATCGAATTCGACACTCCGGCCGTCCGCGCGAAGCTGGACGCAATCCGGGAGCGCTTCCAGCGCGGCGAACTGTTTGACCTCCGCACAAAGTAACTGAAATGCGGGCAGGGGATGAGCCCCGCCCATAACCGGGAAAGGACCCGAAAATGATGAAGCCAGTTGACACTCTCAAAATTCAGAACGGCATCGGCGATCTCTATGAACGCGCGCCCGGCCACGGCTGGAACGACCGCCGGCCGGCGGTGAACCTGTTTGCCGGCGAGCGCCTTGCTCTGCCGTTCAACTCCAGCCGCCACGGCCTCCTGTATCGGACCTACATGATCCACTCGGTCGTATCGAGCGCGATCGAAAAGGGCGAAGACCCGGTTGCGGACGTTGACCGTGCCCGGTCCTTCGGTCACGAGCTGGTATTCATCTTCGGCACCGGCACGGTTGTCCACAACGGCCCACGGTCCACGACCAAGCATGTCATCGTTCAGGTGGGGATGCAGGTCCGGTTTGAGGGCAATCTCTACACGCTTGAAACGGCGCCGAACGACAATTTGCGCCTCAAGCTCATAGTACCGGAGACAGGCAAATGACACGCAGCAACACCACATACTTCGTCCCGCTCATTACCTTGCCAACGATCATCGATCAGCCTGGAGAATACCTGACGCGCTGCGGCGAAACGGTCACGGTCTCAGTGGTGTCCAGCAAGCACGATCTCGGATGCCTGGGGGAATACTCGCCGGACATCCGCGAAGGCTGGCACAAATCCGGGCGTCTCTACGCATCAACTCAGAGCAAAAACGACATCGTAGCCAAAAAAGCGGAGCAACCGAATGAGCACGAAACTTTTTCATGACACTGGTGAGGCCCTTTACGGGCCTCGCTGGCAATCCGACATCGCCCGCGATCTGGACATGTCAGACCGGCATGTTCGCCGGCTTGCATCCGGGGCGGCCGATCTTTCACCGGGGATGATCGAGGAGCTGCTTGGCATCTGCGAGGCGCGGTCGGTTAAACTGGCCGAGGTGATCCGGCATCTGAAGAAGGCGGCGAAGGCGCCGGCTGAATAAACAAGCGATCTCTCACATAGCGCGGCCGGGGTCCTGCACTCCGGCCGTTATGCCGTCGCAATTGTCCCCACGCGCGGTGAACGCCCCGGCGGCGACCCGGCGGTTAATCTGCGCCGCCAGCTCCGGCTCATGTTTGGCGCATTCGAGCCCTTGCGGGCCGCCAACGATATAGCGGCAGCACAAGGCGCCCTGGCCGATCTTGCAAACGGTCTTCGCGTAATCTTCGGGAATATTCATTTTTGCGTCCTGGCCGGGTGGCCGTCAGCGCCGAACATCAAACCTTCCTCGGCCACGATCAATTTGCGCACCATGTCCATGTGAAACTCTATCGCCGCGTCCCGCAGCTCCGGCGGATGACCGGCGAGCCAGATGGCAAGCAAGTCGGCGATCACCGCGCCTTGCACTTCCGGCTCATGACCGGACAGATGCGGTTTGATCATGTCAACGATCTCCCCGACCTTCGACGCTTTGATTTCGGTTTCATCCATCATCGGGGAACTCTCCGCGCTCACGAAGAGCTGATTCGCGTGATCTTCTGGCAGTGCTCGCACTTGGTCCGGCGGCGGCTTTGCAGGCGCTTGGCTTCCTCCTGATATGCCTGCCGGTTGCGTATCCAGCGTGTTTCCTCATTGGCGAGGTTCAGGAGCACAAACATGGGGTCCAGGTGCTTGCCGCATAGGCCGCATTCGACCTCAGTCTCGCCTTCACGGATCAGATAGTTCGCCCGGACAACCTTGCCGCCGACCCAAGTCAGCTTGTGGTCACAGCCGGAATCGCGGACGATCGTCAAG